GGCATATCTAGTTTCAGGGTGGGCAGCTCTATGATGTCGGCACCCTCGGGGGTAAAAGGCTCAGAATCGGGAATCGTTTGAGCGTTTTGGTGTGTAGTGTTGTTGGGCTCCGCCTCGCGCAAAGGGGGGTCACCCGGGTTACCCCCCTCGATCTCGATCGGCTCTACCTCCGCCCCGTGTTCCGTGATGGCATCGCGTAGCAGGGTCTCGATCGACGCGGCCATCTCGGCCGCGCTGCCCGCGGTCTCCCCGGGCCGTCCGACCTCGATTCGGTCCGGCCCGAATAGATCGACCTCGGCCACGGTCCCGAGGATGCGGAGTGCGGCGATGCGGTCCGACGCGCGGTCAGCACCCTCGGCCTCTCGCCACAATCCGGAGACGATGCGCTCTCGGTCCGCCGCCGCCCGGGCCCGGCCCCGCGCTAGCAGGTCGGCGCGGAGCCGCTCCGCGTACGCTTGCACGCCGGGGCTGCGCCACAACCGTGACGCCTCGGCCCGCGCGTTCTTCGCACTCGCGCGGGTCGGCCGCGTGTCGCGGTACGCGCCCACGATTGAAGGCGAATCACCGTATACGATCGCTTCCGCGAAACGCCTATCCCGCTCACTCAACTCCGACATAACATGTCGCCTCCCGTTAGACAGTCACCGCGAAGGGTACGCGGACCGCCACGCGGGCGCAGTGTTAGGTGTCATCCACTCCAAACGTATGGGGTACGTCTGGCCCCAAACGAAAAACGCCCCCGGATCCGTAGACCCGGGGGCGCTCCCCGCTAGACGTATGGGGTACGTCTGCTAGGCGCTGGCCGCCTTCGCCGCTTCGCGCTCCGCCTTCGCCTTGAGTGCCGCGGCCGCCTTCGCCGCCTCGCGACCGAGCACCGCCGCGATGGCGCGCTCCGCGCTGGCCGCGAGCGCCGCGTCGAGCGCTTCCGCGCGCTCCGCGTCCGACCCGTCGAGCTTCCCGAAGTAGGTTTCGAGCGCCGCGTCGAGCGCCGCCTCAGGCTTGCGCCCGCGCTTCGCCCACGCCGTCCGCGCGGCCCGTGTGTCGAGCGTCCGCCCGCTCCCAGCGTCCACGTCCACTGTGAGGAAGCTGGCGAGCGCGTCCACCGCGTCCGCGGGTTCCGCGTCCGCCGCCCGGGTCACTCCGCGGAGCGTCTCCGGGTTCTCCAGCAGCCCATACACCGCGGCCGCGATCCGCCGCGGCGCGCCCGCGAAGTCGGCCGCCGCGTCGCGCCCATACACGTCGTCGAGCGCGGCGCGGGCGATGGCGGTGCACCGCCGCTGCCAGTTCTTCGGGCGCTTCCGACCGTCGAGAAGACCCGTCACCTCGTCCACCGGGAGGGACCCGCGCTCCGCCTTCGCGCGCCACGCCTTCGGCATGGCGTCGAGGAAGGCGAGGGCCAGCGCCGCGTCCGTCCGCGTCTCCGCGTCCGTCTGTCCGCCTTCCTCCCGGATGGCGTTCGCCGCTTCGCGGGCCTGCGCGTCCACCGCCTGCGCGATGGTTTCGCTCCCCATCGCCTCGGACGCGTAGATCATCTCGGTTTCGTTCAATCGCATTGTCGTTTCCTTCTGGCCGCCGCGGCGGCCGGTGTTTCCGCCCCCCGATCCCCGGGAGGGGGCCTCGCTGTCTCGCGAAGCAGAGACATCGTAACAGTTTGCAACAGGATAAATCAAGTCTAGACAAAAAAAACTGAAAATAATTTTCCACACGTACCCGGTACGTCTGGCCCGATCCGACCCGCCCGCAACCCGCCCGGCCCGCGCCGCACCCGCACACCCACGCGCCGCACCCGCCCGCACCCGCCCGGGCGCGCGCGCGTACACGAGACTTAGAGAGATGGAGAATTAGAGAGATGGAGAGTTGAGGTAGAGAGGGGGAGAATCCCAGTATAATGTTTCTAACTACACGCTATTGACAACCACTATCACTATGCTATAATGTATAGGAATCGAGGGGAAAATATCTCCCGATAGTTTTCCAGACGTACCGCATACGTCTGAACCGGAGGCCGACAGAATTATGGACCCGCACTAGGGCGGGCCGCGGGCACAACCGAGCAGGGTGCTGGCGGGACGGCGAGAGCCGACAGCCTAGAACCGCAGGAGAGGCACCGAGCCAGCGCAAGCTGGGGAAGGTCTTCGGGGGCAACAATCCCCGGCGGAATTGGAGAACGGATCGGACGGCGGATTAGACGTGCGAACCCCGCGATGCAAACCGGACTGCGCGCACTCGTTATGAGCGAGCCAGCGCAGGGCCGGGGCGACGGAAACGGTACTCACGGCGGAGGGGCAAACCAACCCCAGAAACCGCGGGGCCTCGGGGCAATCGCACGCAAAGCCGATCGGTACCAACCCGGAAGTGGAGTGTGAACCAGTGACAACCCGGGAACTCATAGCCAGCGCGTAGAGAGTTAACGCTCCGAAGATCATCGGCCCGCGCAGCCGACAGCGAGGAGCAGTACGACCAAAGCCACGACCCCAATAGTCTAGGGCGAGCCACGGTCAGGATATTCACAGGATTGGGAATGGCGGCAAACCAACCGCCCCGATTCTGTGCCTAGCCCTAAATCGGTGGAGAGTTTCCATCGGTTTAGCTCTAGGCATGGAGCCTGGAACCAGACGTACCCCGTACGTCAAACTGGAGAAGACCAATGGCAGACGATTTTGCACAGTACATGGCCCGCATGGACGACCGAGATGAGCCCGTCGTCCCCGACATGTTCCACGTGGAACACCCCGCACGGCACACGCTCGCGGACTTCGCCCGGATCATCCCCTCGGATACTGCCGAGGAGGGAGAATGAAGTACCCCAACACGACTTTCGTGAACGTGTACCTGATCGACCGAGCGTACGGTGGCCCCGAGGAGGGAGGCTGGTACTTCACCTATGGAGAATTTTCTGACGGAACCGCGTTCCCGGACGAGCGGGAGGAGGACGTGGAACACGCCAAGAGTGACGCACAGGCGAGGTGCGATGCACTCAACGAGAACCGCAACTCGGACATCGGATCGGTTCTGTCCGAGGGGCAGTACGTCGTCATGGTCGAGAGTCATCCGGGGAAGGACTTCCCGGAAACCCAGCCTTACTACGAGTGAAAAGTATGAGGAGTATGAGATGAAGGTGAAGGACTTGGATACGCAGGACGCCCGGTGGCGCGAGATGGTGCGAGAGCAGCGCGCCCTTCGAGATGCCAGCCGGATCTTCCGCCCCCGAACGCCGATCACGCGGCGGTGGTGGTTTGAGCCCATCGCCGTCATCTCGGCAGTCATGGGCGTGGGGTTCGCCGTGTACCTGATTGCATCTCAGTGAGCAGAGGAAGTCTGATTTTCTGGACTTGCTCCCACCGTGACAAGTAGAGACCGCGTGATACTGGGGTAACCCAGATTACCCAGGGTAGTTCTCTCTGGGTACTTAGTTGGTAGCAGTCATTGACATAGGGTTATGTTGGTGTATAATGTTACCGGATAGTGTAGATGAACTACACAAGGAGAAGCGACATGGCTTTGGCAGATTCACACCAGAAGATCGGGATCCGCAAGGGCGGAGTTCCCGGAGGCGTCCACCCGGACAAGGCTCTATCCAAGGAGCTTTCCGAGATGTACAACGCAGACCCGGACCTCATCCGTCCAGTTCCGCTGGACATTTTCTCCACGCATGTGAAGCCGGTGCGGGCCGGTATGGGTCGCATCAGCAAGGAGAATTTCAAGTGGGGTATCCCGTGGGATTCTCCGTGGGCAATCCATCCCAACAACAACGTGGACAAGCTCATCCCGATCCTTGAGGAGATGAAGGAGGAGAACTGGGCGGAGCATCAGAAGTTCTGCGACGACTACCCCAACATCCTCGAAGACAGCATATCTCGTGCTGGATCTCTACAGGGTTCTCACCTTACGGTGGAGATGTTTCCCGATGCAGATGAGCTTCGACAGAAGTGGTACATCGAGATCGAGCGCGGGGTACTGCCGGATGCGGAGGGCGACATCCGTGCGGGGTGGAGTCACAAGCAGATGGAGGAGTACAAGGCTGCCGCCAAGAAGCAGACCGAGCGGTACGCACGCAAGGCGGTGATTACCCTCCTCAGCGAGGTGCGCGCCCCGATCGAGAATATCGTGGACAAAGCTGCACGCTACGAAGGGGGCCGGTCCGGTCGGTTCGTCACTAAAACCTTCATCGGGAATGTCCACGACGTAGTGGACAAGATGATCCCGATGAACCTCGCAGATGACCCCGAGATCGAGTCTCTACGCAAGGAGATCATCGACGGTATCTGCGACCTCGACCCGAAGGACCTTCGGGAGGACAAGGATGCGTTGAAGGAGGCAGGCAAGAAAGCACAGGCGATCGTTCAGAAGACCGACAAGATCATCAACCGCGTGGGCCAGTTTGGAGCTGGCCTCGCACTTTAGGAGGAGAATTGTCATGGCAGGCAATCACACGAACGCTTTCGAGTTGCTGGAGTTCTCTCGGCTTTCCCAGACCACGGGGGAGCAGGGACTCGGCTCACCCATTTCATTGGAGGGTCCCCGGGGAGTCGGCAAGACCTCGATGATCCAGCAGTACTGCGAGAGCATTAACCACTATTTGTACGTGGTGATCATGGCTCGCACCCCCAGCCCGGACGTAGAAGGGTTCTACGTTCCCGACCTCAAGCACGGGAAGGTGGTCCACATTACCACGGGGAAGTTCATCGGGTTGGAGACTCCCGAGGGCTACGACGGGTGCTGCATCTTTTTCGATGAGTTCACCAACGCGATGGAGGACGCGCAGACTTCCGTCCAGTCGATGGTGCAGGACGGTCGCCTCGGTGATTTGGTCCGGGCACCGAATTGCTGGTACGCATTCGCGTGGAATCCGGTGGGGTCCAACTGCGGATCCAACGAGCTGATCGAGTCGATGCGAGACCGCATCTGCGTGGTGCCGATCCTCACCGACGAGGACGCCGGGAAGCGCCCGACCGCCCGGGTGCAGGACCCGTACATCTCCATTGACAGGGATCTTTTCCCTCAGTGGTTGGAGATGGCGATCGAGGAGTGGAACATCGACCCGCGTATCACCGGGTTTCACCACTCCAACAAGGGCCTGCACTTCCAGCGCTACGAGCCGGATGCCGATGACAAGCAGCCGTCCCCGCGCGGTTGGTCGGCGATGTCCCACCTCATGTCTCTGGGTGCGGAGGGGAACACCCTCGACGCCTTCGGGGTGGGCCGCGTAGGCGGGGCGGCGTGGGCCGAGTTCCGCGCCTTCATCAACGCTCAAGGTGCGGACATCCCGTGCTACGAGGAGGTGATCGATCCGAATATCGAGGCACCAGTTCCCTCGATGACCCAGCCGTCCCACTGCTACGCAGCGATGACCAACATCGTTCGGGGCGTCAAGGCGCGCGGGGACGAGATCACCAAGGAAGAGGTAGAGGCTGTCCTCAGGTACTTCCGACGTTTGCCCGAGACCTTCGCGGCATACGGTTGGATGATTGCCAAGAAGAACAACCCGTGTTTCGTGGAGCGCAGCCCCGAGGTTGCCGCGTTCACGATTGATTACTCGGACTGCATCCGAGGATAGGAGCGAACCATGCAGCTTGCACCGCAACGGCGAGAGATGACCGACAAGGAATGGCTTGATATTCAAGCCTCCATGCGCCGAGAGTTTCGGCAGTTCAGGACGAAGTGCTTTAGCGTCCACCCCCACTACGCGATCTTGCTCACCCGTCTGGGTGACGAGTTTGTTCGTGCGGGAAACTACCGAGGGAAGTCACTTCCCACGGCAGCGACTGACGGGAAGAATATCTACGTCAATGCGACGTGGTGGAGGGATCTTCCAAAGGAAAGCCGCTGGCCCTTGTTCCTCCACGAACTCCTGCACAATGTCCTTGGGCATTCGTACCGGAGGGGGAAGCGAGACCAGCGGCGGTGGAACATGGCGTGCGATTACGTCATCAACGCGATCCTGAAGGAGATGGGATACTACATCCCGGACTGGCTCTACGACGATAAGTACAAGGGCATGTCTGAGGAGCGGGTATACGCCCAGCTCGTCAAAGAAGAGGAACCGCCCCCGCCTCCCGAGGATGAGGATGAGCCCGGCGATGAGCCCGGCGAGGGACGCCCTTGCGACGAAGGGGATCCTGGGGACGAGCCCGGCGATTCGGATCAGGACGATCAGGGCGAGGACGAGGAGTCTTCGGGTGAGGAATCTCAGGGTGATTCTCCCGGCGAAGATAACGAGGGAGAAGCCCCGGCCGAAGATGACTACGACGCACCCGGTCAGATCTGGGATCCCACCACGCCAGAGGGTGACCCTCTCGGCGAGGAGGAGATCGCCGATAAGCTGGCCGAGATCGCCAAGGACCTCGATCAAGCAGAGACCGTCTCGAAGACTTCGGGTCGTGGGTTCGAGCCTCGCGGTCGGCGCGCGATTGAGAGGCTGACTCGTCCGAAGCTCGACTGGAGAGCGCATCTCAACAAGTGGATCGCAAAGCGTGGTCAAGTCTGTGGACGTAGTTGGGGCAAGCTGGACCGTCGGTCTCTACAGCGTGGAGACTTTCGGCCCGGCGAAGTTCGTGAGGGTATCGACTGGATGGTGGTAGCCGTGGACATTTCCTCCAGCATTTCCTGGGAAGAGTTCGAGGCGTTCATGGAACACCTCGACAAGATCCGCAGCAACGTGAAGATCCAGCGCCTGACCATCCTGCCCTTCAACGAGATCGTGACCGCCACCCAGATCATGGAGCTGAAGCCCAATGACCCGACACCCAAGCGGTTGGATGTCGGGGGTGGGACTTGCTTCTCTCCGATCTTCAACTGGGTGCGTCGGCAAACGGGTCGCCCCGATGGCGTGATCGTGTTCACTGACCTCGGTTCTACTGACTGGGGTCAGCCGCCGACATGCTCTGTTCTTTGGGCAAGTACCGACGAGGTGTACACGGGGTACGACGGTTGGTACAGCAACAAGCCGCCGTTCGGCGAAACCATGCAGATTGATCTCTCGTAAGGAGACACTCAAATGCAGAAAGTAAAGCAAGCCATCATTACCCGGGAGAAGTGGCTCAACCACTTCGGGTCCCCCTGCACCCATTATTACCAGGGATGCGCGGTATGCGATGGGTGGGAACTCTGGTCTGAAATTACGAAAGAGCGAATCGAGTACCCGGAGGGCCACGACGTAGATTGCGAGTGCCGCGTCTGCCGTGTCTCTCGTGGGTCCAAACAGTAGGAGTCTAAACCATGACGAATGCAGAAAGGGTAGGGACGGCGCGGACGTACATGCGCGCCGCTCTTGGGGAACTTGGTCAGCTTCTGAAGGATGGACTTATGACAGAAGAAGTCTACTCGATGGTGCAGGAGGAGCTTGATACCGCGATGCACTGTCTTTACCAGTCGTTGCTGACTGGGGTCCGGTCAGAACGAAAGAGGAGCCTAAGGCAAAGCGCCGCCTTTGCGCTTGCCCGAGCGTACTCGGTAATGCTCAAGACGAACCCCGACAGTGAGCCTCGACTCAAGATCGCGGAAGCTATGAGAAGTTTGGTTGCATAAGGAGGCGACATGAAGGAAGTGAGATTCGCGAACAAAGATCTGCTGTGGGCCATAAACGAAAACGCCTGCAAGGCAGACTTCAATCGGGTTATCGACTGGGAGTTTCTATCGGAACTGCCTGACGACGAGACTCTTTACCCGGTGACATTTTCGATGCTTCACAACGACACTGAAATCCGAACCTCGTTCTTCACTCCGGAGGGAAGTATATCCGTGGATATGACGCCCGAGCAGTGGCTACTGCTCCCCTCTCTCAGCGAGGAAGAGCTGTGAAATGGAGGATTCTCTCAGCAATGCGACCTCACTTGTGCAGCAGGGATGGCTGCGGTCAGGTTCCGAACCCGAGGCACGAAGGTTGCGTCGAGATCGATTCAGATGTCTTCGTGGAGGCGTGCAACGAAAGCCCAAAGGTCAACGGAGTGAGACTTGCTCCCGATTGACAATACTACTGGACGACGTGGGCTGCGTCGTGGGGAATGCACGAATGGTCTTTCGAGGATTTATCTTCGAGGGAAGATCCTGATCCGGATCCGGACTGGGATGACGATTGTATTCAAACAACACTTCTAAGGAGAAGGTGACAATGGCAGAGGGTGATGGCGACTTTCAAGTAAGGCTCGTTCCGATCGAGAACGGCTACCTAGTCAAGAGGCTTGGCCGGGTTTGGTTCTTTAGGAACATCGGCTTGGCGAGAGGGAAGATTGATGATCTGATCCTGGGGTGGGAAGAGGAAAGATCAAATCCATTCAAGGGAGGGCGAGGCTGATGGCAAAGCGAACATCGAAAGAGCGCGCACTTCGCCGAAAGGCGATGCTTCGCAAGTGGGAACCGCTGAGGAAAACTATTTCGATTTCTTCATCCGACAAACTCGGATCGAAGTTGGCAGAGCTAGAGAAGGATCTGAAATCTGAAGACAACGAGATGTACGCCAACAATCGGTACACAGTTCAGAAGGAAACTATTCCCTCTGAACGTCACGGGTTTGGAGACATCGAGTTGACTTGGCTGAGCATCAAGGCCAACGACGATTCTGCTCGCCATGACTGGCGGGAGTTTCAGCAGATCAAGAACGAGCTGTGCGGACCCGAACGAGAAGCGATCGAGGTTTACCCGGCAGAATCTCGACTCGTAGATGGAGCGAACCAGTTCCATCTGTGGGTGCTGCCTGAGGGCACGGGCGTCCCGTGCGGTTGGTGGGATCGGATCGTCGTGGAGGAGAACACCACGGAGTTTGGATCCCAGCGTCCCTTCGAGCAGGGACTCCGCCCGGACGGGATCATTACTGAGAAAGAGTTCCACAGGAAAGTATCCATCGCTCAGCGCGAAACAGGCAATAGGGATTGACTCTATTGAGTCGTGGTGTAAGATGATGCAGAACCGGGATTCGTACCCGGAGAAAGGAGATTCGAGTGAGTGAGAACGTGATGAGTGGGGTGAAGAGCGAAGCCGTGCAGATGGTTGTTTCGGTGTCGAAGAACTACCCCACCCTGAAGGCTGACCTCCAAGAGATTGCTGCCAGCCAAGGCAGGTCGCTCAGCAATCTGGTCACACTTGTGCTGGCGAACTTCGTCAAGCAAAACAAGCCGCAGTAAGCGGCTGAGGAGAAGGACAATGGCAACGGCATTTTCTATCGATAACGCGAGGCCCGACTGGGAGTTGATCTCCCGCCTCAATAAGGACCTTCGCGACTCGGCTGGTCTGATGGGACGAAGCGAGGCGAGGTACCTCGTGGATCTTTATTACGCCATTCAAGAGCAGCGTCAGCGGGCAGCCTCTCAGTCCCGCACTTCCGGTGATGATGAACCCTCCAACGTGACCGACTGGTTGTTTGATCAGTTCCGAATCTTGGAAGGGGACCTCAAGAAAGCGTTGGCTGTTTACGCCGACTCGCACATCCCCGGCATCTGGGCTCAAAGTATCCACGGAATTGGCCCTGTGATTGCTGCGGGATTGCTGGCCCACATCGACTTGAACCCGTGGCGCTGCAAGAACGGGGCGCAGAATCGCTGCACTCCGGACGCGCCGCACCCCGGAGGTTCCTGCGCCTACTCCCCGGTTCACACGGCGGGTGGCGTCTGGCGATTCGCGGGTCAGGATCCTACTGTGACTTGGGCCAAGGGGAAGAAACGACCCTGGAACGCCAAGCTCAAGCGATTGTGCTGGATCATAGGCGACTCGTTCTGCAAGCAGCGGAACAGCCCGAAGGATTTCTACGGGAAGTTCTACGAAGAGAGAAAGCTGATGGAGCAGGCGAAGAACGAAGCCGGTGACTACGCCGACCTTGCCGCGGAGTCTTTGCGTGTAAAGAACATCCAAGATCCGAAGCTCAAGAAAACTTACCTCAGCGGGAAACTCCCCGATGGTAGGATTGAGCTGCGGGCAAGGCGATACGCAACGAAGCTATTCCTCGCGCACTATCACCACGTAGCGCACGTCGATGTCTTCGATGCTCCGCCCCCCGCTCCTTACGCTATCGCCCACTTGAATCACGCGCACTACATTGCGCCCCCCAACTTCTAGGAGAACAAGATGTCAGATAAAGGATGGCTTGAAGGAGGGGAACACCCGACCCTTCCCTTTTCGGATCGGCAGACTAGTAAGGAAGCCGCGGAGTCCATGATCGGATCCGCGTCCTCCCTCAGGCGACTCGTCTACGACGTGATCAAGCATCTTGGTGGCTGCACCGATGATGAGATCGAGGTGGAGACGGGGCTTTCCCACCAGACCGCAAGCGCCCGACGCAGAGAGTTGGTTCTCTCTGGGGCAATCGTGGCGAGTGGGGAAAGGCGAGCCACCCGAAGCGGTCGCACTGCGGCTGTCCATGTGATTACTGAGGGATAGATGGGGGCCGAGAAGGACCGGATCCGAAAGATTGAATTTGCTGATCGTCAGTGCCCATTGTGCATGGGGTCTGGCGTCGTGGGTTCCCTGGGAATGAACCTCAGGGAAGTCAGGGAAAGTTTAGGTTTTTCGAGGGACGTAATTGCGGACAACGCATTGGTCTCTGCGGAAACAATCCGAAACATCGAAATATCTAAAGCCAGACCGAGGCTATCGACCCTAGTTCAAATACGAAAATCCCTCAGGAAACTGGGGGCCACCGAAGAGCAGGTCAATAAAATTCGATAGCGACCGCTGCCGTTAAGGCTTGTAAATGAATCGACGACCCTGAGATTCCCGTAAAGCCCGAATGAACCGTCGGGCCAAAGATGCCCGTGATCAAGAAGTGAATCGTACAGAGCGAGATCGCCAGTCGAAGAGGAATGAATCAAGTATCGCTAGATCGCCGACCCAGAAGAATGAATCGATGAAAAGGATATACCCGTTGTGCTGGAATGAATCGTCGCGCCAGAGAGTTCCAAGATCAAAGAATGAGACAAACGCGTCAAGATTCCCGTCGGTGCCGATCGAGACGTTGTGACCGACACATCCGAAGTGCGAGATCGAAACATAGTCTGTGAGATACCCGTCCAGCTTGATTGAATCGTAAGTATTGATTTTTACGATGAAGACGAATGATCCGCTACGAACGAGATCCCTAGTTGAAGGCGAGAGAAACGACGAGGAAAACAGTTACCGTGCAGAGTGATTGAAACGCCACATCGGAGATCACCGATGAAAAAGATTGAGACAGGGACATGTAGATTTCCGTTGTATGAGATCGAAACGAGAGATTCGAGATTACCGACACCCCAGAATGATTCGCTGAAAATGAGATCACCAACACCGCAGAAAGATCCGAGTCAGATTAGGTAACCGTTATCCTTGAGAGATATTTGACATATGGCAAAAAGAAACACAAAGTTCCCCGTATCGATGGCAACCGCCGAAGTTCAGGAAGTTGTCTGGAAAAAAATCCACGGGGAGTGGGTGAAGGTCAAGTTGATTTCCGCTGCGAGTTCCATGAACCCGATTTCGCTGAGCGAAAAAAGATACCCACGGGGTGACAACAAGAAAAGTTGACTACCCCCGCCTCTTGATGTAAAAACTCGACAGGGGCTGCCTGCCAAAACTGCCCTTCTCCTGAAGAGGGGGCCAGCATTAGCTGGTCCCCTCTTCTATTTCTTGGACAGAATGACCGTTCTGGGATCAGAACGAGGAGAACATCCGTAGAATTTTGCGATGTGCGGAATCGCAGGGCGGACTCTGGCGCACAGCCTCTTGACTCCCTTGGCGTCCCACCTTTCCCTCCACGAGTACATAGAGGGAATGATCTGAAGTATGGCATCCACTTCAGTCCTCACTCCTTGGCGGTCAAGGTTGCGGTAGACGTAGGAGAAAGCCATCCATCTGGCGGAGGTTCTGTCTCCAACTTTGTGAGAGACAGTTCCCCCTGTACCCGGCTCAAGATTGGCCGAGGCAGGCGATGTCCCTCCCCTCTCGACATCACGCAAAAAGCAGACAAGCCCGTCATGCTCGTGACGATCTATCAGGTCCATCAAAAGAAAAGCGTCGAAAACCGTTTGGTCTTCGACGCGAAATCGAGTGAATATCCCACGAGAATCTAATCGATCCTCGGTAAGACCTACTTTTTTTCTTTGTTCTTCGGTGAGCAGATTAGAAATTAGCCCAGTCGTCGTCCGCATCTCCCATATCCCCCCACGCCCCTAGAGCGGAGCCAAAGATACCCGTGTCTGCATCGAAAGAAAGCTCCGTGTTCCCCGGCTTCCCGATCCAGGGGAATCTCGCCTTCCAGCAGGTAAACTTCGCGTTCATACCGTCCCTCGATAGCGTGATCCCTGCGTCGGCCACGTTGAAAAAGTCAGAGCTGTGCGCCACGTCGTATCCGGTAGGGATGGGGGTCTTGCCGTCCTGTTGCCGGAACATCTTGATGGGATGTGCCACCAAAAAGATTGCAATAGAATGCTCCACCGCCAGCTTCTTCAGAGAGACCAAGATGTTCTTGATGCTTCCCATCTGGTTCTCGTCGCCCTTCGATGTCGTGCCCGTCAGGAAGTTGAACGGATCCACGATCAGAGAGCGGACGCCCATGCGAAGCACCGCAGCCTGAGCCCTCTCCACTACCGAGGAGACTGATGTGTCGGAATCATCAAGGATGACAAACCTGTCACTCAACCAGTCGAGCGCTTGGGCAAGCTCCGGGTCGCTCATCTTGGTATTTCCAAGGTAAGGTCTCTGCTTAAAGATCCCGGCCATCTGCAACAGCATAATCGTAGTAGGAGTCTCTGCCGACAGTACTGCCGTGGACCAGTTGTGCTTCTGTGCCAGATGAACAGTAAGCCACGACAAGAAGCTCGACTTCCCGCTACCCGGAACACCCGTGCAGATCGTCAGCGTCTGCGGGCAGACTCGGTATAGGTTATCGAGTTCCGCAATCCCGGTCTTTACGCCGTGATCCACACCGTTCTGGTGGATCGCCATCACGTCGGTTCGGTACTCCGCTACATCGCGGAGGCCGGTAACGGGCCAGGGGGTCGCCCCACTCAGGACCTCCTTCAGCGCCACTTCGCCGTGCTTAATCAGAACGTCATTCGCGTCCTTGCAATCATCAGGGTACGACAATCTCCAACATCGGGCCTTGCCGATACGGCGTGCAATCTCCTCGGATAGGAGTCGTCCGGGTTCGTCCGCATCCGTAGCGAGGATGATCCTCTTCGCCTTCTCGATCTGATCCTTGGCGTCCCAAAGGTAAGAATACTTACCCCCGTGTTCGCCGTTGGACAGAGTGGAGGGGGCACCGTTGGGAACGGATACCGCCGCCACGCCGATCTGCTCGAAGGAAAGAGCATCCATCTCTCCCTCGCAGACAACCAAGTCCGGACCGACCCAATCGCCGACTCGCCACAGAGAGCGGGCAGCACCAGTCTGGGAAAAGTTCTTTCCGCCATCCCGCCACTTGGTAGCCTTGGTGCCGTCAGCGTTCAGGTAATGGAACCCAACGCAATCCACCTCGGAACCGCGAGATCGGACATAAACCTTTCCAGAGGTAAGGCCGCATCTGTCGGCAGTGTCGCGAGAGATCCCGCGTGTCCCAAGCCACGTCACCTGTGAGGGATTCAGGTTAGAAACCTTCTCAGGTATAACCTCGGGCTCAGGCTCGGGAGCCTCCAACGGGATCGCACCGGCAGTCCCGCAGTGGTGACACAGATAAACCGCGCAGTCTTCGTCGATCTTAACAGAGAGAGATCTTTCTCCCTGCTTCTTGCGGTCCGGGCCGCAAACCGGACAGGTTGTCCGGGATTGTGAACGTGTAATAGAGATCGTAGAGAGATGATCCCGGATGAGATCACGATCGCCTGCCATAGCACCCCCTCGTGTTGTTAGTCTCGCGCAACCTTCCTAAGTAACGCTACTGAATCCTTGGTCAATTTTGTTCTAACAGCGCCATGCTCTCGATGCAAGTCTTCGACGGCGCAAAAGACAGATTCGATCCACTCATGGTCCCAATCAGCCCCATCGCAGCACTGCCGAAAGGCCGGGCTGTGACGCCACTCCCGGGAAATGAACACTTCCCGTATGTCGCCTAGCCCCAGATCTTTGAGCGCGGATATGATGATGTTCCGGTGGAGCAATCTACCTTCAGTTGCCTCACCCTGATCCGGACCCTTGGGTTCTCTTTGTCGAGATTCCATAGAGATTGGTTTGCCTTCACCTGTCGGTCGTTTGAGTACGCCACACCTTGAAGCAGGTCCATAACGAGATCCATCGCAGCCAAGTCGGGCCTACGGCTCGCGTAATAAACGTCGAGCTTCACAGCGAGATCCCCTTCGAGTAGGTCTGGAAGAGGATCGGCCTGCTCAGCGAAAGCCTTGCAATAGTCAAGGGCTTTCTTGCTTTTGATCAATCGAGGACGCCCATTCACGGTGACAATTCTCCGCTGGTTCTTTGCAGAAGCAGCTTCGCCCAGGATCGTTTGATCGAACTCCCACTTGACATCATCTTCTAGCACTGTTAAACACTCACCTCAACCTGAATTGGAAAGCAAAGCGTGAAAACTACTAACAAATATAATCTGCCTTCCGTCTTTGAAAGGTTCGACAAAGCCAACGCCCACACGAAGGGCGGAGCTGATTATAGCGTGACTGGATTGATCGACTCCCCTCGTGTCCACCGGCTTCGCGCCAAGCATCACGAAGAGAGGGAGGAGGATCTTTCCGAGAAGGCGTGGTCGATTCTCGGGACTGCGGTACACGCGATCCTTGAGGGGGGCGCGGAGCCTGAGCAGATCGTTGAAGAGCGGTTCCATGCCGAGATCCCTTGCGCCGACAAGACGGTGACGGTGAGCGGCCAAGTTGATCTTCAGACGCCAACTTCTCATGGGTACATCATCAGCGACTACAAGACCACTGGCGCGTTCGCTGTGCAAGCCAACCCGGAAGGGAAGCCTGAACACATCAAGCAGTTGAACTGCTACGCGGCGCTCGCCCGGCTGAACGAGGTAGAGGTGGCCGGGCTGGAGATCATCGCGATCGTGCGTGACTGGACCGCGAGCGGGGCCGAACGCTCCAGCGATTACCCGGTCGCCCCCATCGTTCGTATACCCATAGAGATGTGGGACGAAGAAGTTGCGTACCAGTACCTTGTGGACAGGGCCGAGGCGCATATCCAGAAAGATCTTCCTGAGTGTTCTTTCGAGGAGATGTGGGCGCGGCCCCCTGTGTATGCGGTACACGAGTTGGCGAAGAGCGGAGAGCTGCGAAAGCGCGCATCAAAGCTGTTCGATAACCAAACGGATGCGGAGGCCATGTCGCTCGGGCTTTCGGGTTCGCAAGTAGTGGAGCGACCAAGGAAGTTTGCGCGTTGCGAGGGGGGCTACTGTGGTGTCTCTCAATGGTGCGAACAATACAAGAGCATTAAGGAGAAATAGTGGCTGCTAAAGCAACGGAGAATCCCACTGCCGCTGACGTGTGGGAAACCCTCAGCAAGATTGATGTGAGCGATCACATTGAGGACAAGAATGGCTTGTCTTACCTGAGCTGGGCGTGGGCGTGGGGGGTTCTCAAGGAGAACTATCCGCAGGCAGAGTACGAGTTCAGGGAGTGGACCGTCAATTCCGAACCTGTGGATCATGTGGGTCCCACGATTGACTGCATGGTCTACTCGGACGGTACCGCTTCCGTCCACTGCACCGTCAAGATCGGGACGGTCTGGGCCACTATGTGGCTTCCTGTGATGGACTACAGGAACAAGGCGATCCCCAGCCCGGATGCGCGGTCAGTGTCCGACTCCAAGATGCGATGCCTCGTCAAGTGCATCGCTATGCTCGGGCTCGGTCACTACATCTACGCGGGAGAGGATCTCCCAAGCGCAGATGAACCCGAACAACCCAAAGAGAAGTCCAATGCAAAGCCACAGAAGAAGGAGCCTGACGAGCCGAAGAAGTCTTCTGACCCTGAAGAGGAGTCTGGCGTAACGGTTGCATACAAGGTCTTTGTTGAAGACTGCCAGACGATCGATGACTTGAAGTCCTTTTGGAAGCAGAACCAAGAGGAACTGAAGAAGCTCGAAAAGAGCCACCCCGATCTCTACAAGGAGATCTTTCAACTGTTCTCTGCAAAGAAGAAGGAGCTTAGCTGATGGCCGCTGACCGCAAGGAAGACAAGACTCTTCTCTGGATGTACCCCAACGAGAAGAAGAACGAGAAGCAGCCCGATTTCACCGGGCCGGGGCGCATCCACAAGGACGTTCTGAAGGAACTCGTCGAGGCGTACAAGAAGCACGGCGACGACGACAACCTCAAGCTGCGGGCTGCCGCCTGGGAACGCTCCGGGAAGAACGGACCCTACATGTTCATCACCATCGAGGTGGAGCGGCCGAAGGTCGAGGAGAGCAATGACGACATCCCGTTTTAAGCAGAAGCCGTGGCGATCCGCGGCCTACCTTAAAACGGTCAGGGGGGAGCCGTGCCTTTCGTGCGGCTTCCCCTTCGACGTTCAGGCTCATCACCTCCGACACGCAGAGCGGAGAGGCATGGGCCGAAAAGCCTCGGACATCTGGGCAGTTCCGCTGTGCGTGACTTGCCACATGAATTGTCACACCGTTGGCAGGGAAGCCGACTGGTGGATCGCACACTCAAGAACAGACCCCATTGACTGGGCAATGAAATTCCACAAGAAATACGAGGATAATAGTGATGGATAAAGATGAATGGAGCGCAGCCGCTCAATCATTCGAGTCGAGCCTGATGATTCTCAGGAAAGACAAGAACGGATGGGTGATCGGATTTTCGGTGCATCCAGACGAAGCACCTAGGGATCTTCTCGATGCTCCGCTCGGGACTCGATTCCAAGCTGTTCTCTTTGAGATCGGGGACGACGAAAAGCCGGTCCCGACCGAAGAGACACTCAACTCAAATGCAATCGACTTCGAGGAAGCCAGGAAGACTCACGACCCCGTAGTTGCAGCCGGTCGGCTTTGCCGCCACCCCCACTTTCAAGGGTGGATGCTGGCTGACGCGATCGATTGGGAAGAAGAGAAGCCCAACTACGACGCGAAAAAGATCGAGGCTATGACAGCCGATCGCCTACGAGAAATTCTGGGGATTGGTTCCCGCTCCGAACTACGCAAGAACCCGGAAGCGAAGAAGAAGTTTCAGGATTTGCAGGAAAGATTCAGGTCTTTCCAAGTAGAAGAGGAACTTGAGTTTCCCTTTATGGAGTAAACGTGTCGCTCAAATCATTCAGGAAAGCATCTTCTTCTGCTTCCTCTTCCTTGGCAATCCTTTCTTTTTCTTTGAGAATCGAAAGAGCTGCCTTGAGGTAAATGATTTGATCCAGCGCCTCTTCTAGGGCGTCCGACACGAGCGCAACCGGATCATCCACTCGCTCCAGCAAAGACTCAAAACCGTACTCAACGGCCCCATCGTTGCTTCGCTTGATCAAAAGTTTGACAAGCTCCGCGACGATGGGGTCTTTTATTTTAACGGTAAATTCTTCTGTCATTCCTTAACCCTCAAGTCCCTGGACAGAGCAGCCATGTAGGCTCGCTCTATTCGTCCGTACTCCAGATAGAACGCATTTGTATGACCACCATGTAGGCACTCACTCTTCTCCGCATCTGGATCAGTACGGCAATGCGCCCACTCGTGCAATAGGGTTTCGATCTTTTGGGACTGGGAAGACCTCTTGCAGATCCAAACAGTGGAATACTTGCTGTCATACGGAGGAACGTACGCACCAAGGCAATCCTCTAGCCCCTTTGGCATCCGAGAAACAATCACTCTCACGGGATATTTCCCTGGGAAATTATCCGCTAGCCACCTCTTTATCTTGAGGATCCTGCGCCTGCCCTTTGTCATCACTCGACCCAGATGGGGCTTACTCCAGCCAATTCGTTTCGTTCTTTGTCTAGAACCAAAAAGGTTTGCGTCGGCCTTTCGCTACCAAACCTACGGGAGTACTCGCTTGGCCCGATCAGACTTCCGTTGATGCAAGCGAATCTAAGAGGTGTCATGGTGTGGTAATGGCCCATCACTGTGAAGTGCGCCGGGGTCATTTGGTCCCAGCGACGTATAAGGTTCACAAGAGGGGCGTGGAACCCGCCAGTTCCACCTTGGTACCTGAGGTCATCTCCATGATGAACCCGCAGCTTGAACCCATCAATATCTAAAATCTTTACTCGGGTATCCCTTACATCAAAGACGAACCGATCGTCGTCGGAAAGATCTCTAGACATGGACCGATACACCATCTGCTCTACGTTGTGATACGGAGCCGTAGCGTATCGGGGTTTTCCCGTAGTAATTCTACCGTGATTTCCGTAGGAGGTAGGGATCAGAACGCGCTCTACCTTGGTCTGGTCAGCAATGAATTTGAGCGCACCCATAAGCCACTCGTAAACTACCTCGGCAGTCCTGAGCGGAGGCATCAGAGTGGTCTCGATGAGTTCGTCATGGATGTACCCGCTCAAGAAGTCACCACCAAGCCAGACAACAGCCTCTGAAACTTTTGACTTTTCAATCTCACTAGAGATCATCTTCGCAGAGTTTTCGAGGAGTCTTTCCATCCTCAGCTTTGCAATGTCGAGGTTGTATTCATTCAAGCCATCGGTCTGGTCGGCCGGAACAATCTCCTCAATGTGCCAATCGGAGAAAAGAAGCACGGGTACTACCGACCCTCGTGCAGACTTTCTTTTCTTAATCTTGATCGGCTTCAACCCAGAGCTTCCGATAGCTATCGCAAGGTCTCTGCGGGTCTCGTCCAGCTCCCGGGTGAGAGCCCGGACACTTGCACGCAATTCTTTAGTAGACGTGGCTTGGCGAGAAAGGCGGACCAGCCCGTCAGCAATCTCCTTTTCCCTTCGAGCCTTGTCCAGATCTTTCTTGGTGGGCATTTCAATCTTTCACTTTCGGGAAAAGTCTTTCTACATAAGACTGAAACGCTTTTTCCCCAACGGGAATGTCTGACCAGCCAGACAGACCCCTCATTGCTTTGTAGAAAGCCAGCCAACCAAAGCGAGGATCGCGGTTATCGATAAACCAATCGACCCCATCTTTGAGTTCAGACATTCGCTTTGAGTTGTCCCGAAGCCATCCGTCCAACTGAGATGAAACCCGAGAACCTTTCTTTGCTGCCGACAAGTGGCTACCGACACCGCTTTTCTTTTTACCCTCTGCCACCCTTCACCCCTCCAAATAAAAAAGGGGGCCGCAATGGCCCCCTTTAGTCCCGCGCCTTGTCTACCGCGCGGCAATATCTATCTATTTCAGAAACCCACTCGATCAGATCATCGTAACCTTCCTCGTAAAAGATCAGATCAGAAACTTGGTCCGCAACACCAGAGGATGGCAACGGGCAGGGAGGAAAATCAGCGCCCCCTGTCGTCACGCACCCGGCCAAAAGACCGACTGCGAAGACTATCCACCAGATCTTTCCCACGCTTTCTGGGGTGGCGCATCTCCTCGTTGAACCGGCGGACTGCTTCAAGCTCGCTTTCGAGGTCATCAAGGTCAGAACGAGCGCTAGCCGAGGCTTTCGCCAGCGAAACTGCCAGCCAAAGTGCGGCGAGAGTGATCGCCACCAGACCCAGGGTTAGCCAAAGCGAACTCACTGATCATTCTTCTCGGCATTCTGGGCGTTGCCGACGTTCAGGGCGAGAACGTCAATCACCTTCCTCACGGCAGCAATCGCTCCGGACGCACTCCCCCCGTTCGGGACAATCGCCGCAATCGCCGCCGCAACAGCCACTACCTTCGTCGCGAGGTCCAGCAGAGATCCCACATTCGCTACTACCCAATCCATAATAACCCTCCATTGAAGAGGCGCAGAGCCTCAATCCGTTTCGCAAATCAAACACTTCCGACATCAGAGCGTGAATCACTTCCCCGCTCACTCCGAAGCCTCCCTCCGGACATGCCCGAAAGATCTTATCAATCTCTTCGTATACAATATCCGCCGCAGAAAGCGCTACGGCAAGATGCTCTTGTGCGTTCCTCAACCCGGCAACCCCCTCGAATAAGACTTTCCGTCATACACGAGGGTGTCGTGCCGATTGTACTTCCGCGACTCAGGAGACACCACCGACACATGAACCCACCCGGAAGACGGATCACTGTTGTCGAAATGTTCCAGTATTAGTTGGTCAAAGTCAAGATGTGTGCGAATCCACCAAGCCAGAGCAAGGTTAGATAAGTTGGGGATCTCGATGTCCGCTGCCTGCCCAAGGCAATGCTGACTCGTGGAGGATCCTCCGATTGCACGATTAAGGTCCGGGCTCCGATACCCCGAAGAGGGGGTATACGGTACGCCGTACTCCGATCGAACCGGCTCAAGTATGCGCTGCGCCAGATACCTGAGAGAGTCAACCTGAGAAGTGGAGGGAGAGTTGTCTATACCCATGCGAATAGCTGTCTGGGATTTGCACAACTCTTCGAGCGTGAAGTGTTCGCTTAGCTTCATCCCATACCCGCGTTGGCAATCATGTCACGCTCTAGTGCCCTAAGTCGGTTTAACTCCGTGCGTTTACCCAGAATATCTCCCGGACGAGCCATCACGGCTTCTTTGGCGAGCCGAATTTCCTTCAGGCTCTTTCTGATCTCACGGATTGCAGCAGCGCGACCAATAATCTCTCGATTCTCCGCGATGTACTCAGCGTACTTCTGTGGGTTGCCCTCTTCCTTGATCGCATTCAAGGTGCCCACCACTTGATTCAGCTCGTTGGCGATGTCTTCGTAAAAGCGCTGCACATTGCCGCCACCAGTTCCGCTCTTAACAATTGTTCTCGCAAGGGGTACAGAGTTCCATGCCATGAGCGGAGTGGACGCCTTCCCAACCTCGCCAACCACCGGGAAGTCGATTCCCCCAAGTAGCCTGTCGGCAACAAAATCGCTTGCCATCAAGGCGTACATTCCCAGAGTACCGCCGTAACCTCGGATAAGATGCTCGATCTGGATAGGGCTTAGGTCAACAAAGCCAGCACTTGCGAAATCCAAGATGTTTCTAAAGTTTTGCGCCGTGGAGCTGGTAGTTGATCGACGCTGGTACTCCGGATCTAGAGAATCCTTCATCCACTGTGGCACCACCTGAGCATTTCGGAAATTGTCCCAGTTGGTAACCAGAGCTTGGTTCGCTGGATGAAGGGCGGCAAACCCCAGCGGATTGATGTTAAGAGTGGCGACCAACTGCCGCCACATCGTGTTCCCGAAGTCTCCCGCAATCGACCCGGCCTCCTTGCCATCGAAGTACTTCATAAAGGATCGGGCAATTTGCTCGGGTATGACCTTCGCCAGAATCCCATTCTCAAAAGAGATCGGTATTGAAACGAACCGGGGCGATCCCTCTGGCCCCCACTTTGGCAGCATAATCATCCAGTGATCATCCCGCTGCTCTTTTCTCAAGTCCTCGTAATCTTTGTCTCCGTAATTATGTACGGCCATTGCCGCAGTGATCGAACCAAGGAGTAGAAGCCTTTGCTTGAGTATCCGTGAGAAGTCTTCTTTCGACAGGGTGGAGTTGGGGGACTCCTTGTAGACATAGGCACGATAGAGCCGATCAAGGCCCTGCAACCGTGCGTTAAGGAAGGGGATGCCTGCTGTAAATAACTGCATTGCCGTGCTTGAGCCGCGCCTACTGAAGTTCAGCACTTCCATTGCTTGGAATGCAGCCTCAGACATGGCGATCCGCTCGATCTCGGACTGATCCGTGTATCCCTTCTTCTGTAGCATGGCCTTCGTGTCCCGAAGAACCTGAAGGTAAACCTGCTCGCGAACGGCTGATTCAGAACGAGCGCTCGCCTCGCCCCACTTATCCCAAATGTTCCACAGCTTTTGCTTCGCTCCAGTTCGATCTTCGATCCTAGATTGGAAGATCCGCTGCAATTTCTTGGGGCTAACGCCAAGTAGTTCATAGCCCCCGATGGCTCCGAAATCCTGAAGAGCCTCGTACTCCTCGGTCGCTTTGTCTTGGAACTGGAGCCTGAGGTTTCGACCGTAACGCCTAAGCGTGCCCACAAGGGGAGCCCCGCCGGGGGAGTCAGGCGCATCAATACCCAATTGCCAAGCGTTAATGCTGTCACGCTGTAGGTTCCGAAGGATAAAGTCAGGGGCTCGGGTGACGCCCTCTCGCAGAATATTTGCAGGGATACTCAGGATACGACTAAAACCTTCAATTCCTGGGTTGTTTCCGGAGAAAGAGCCCTGAAGAACCTCGTGAGTCATGCGATCCGCGATGTGCCACCGCTCTTCCTCGCCGTTCCTCAGGGTAATAACGGACCCCTCGAAGTTATCCCCTTCCTCTAGCTTCCTAGCAAGAGTATTGCTTTCTCCTTCCCCAAGGTTAATCGCACCCAAAATCTCTTGGTCTCGGATGGCTCTATTCCTAGCATTATTCTTGAGCCCAACCGTGATCAAACGCATTGCGTTCTTGCTGATGGCCTCGATGGGGCTCATCATTTGATCCATGCCGGTAGCGTTCTTCAGCTTTTTGGAGGGCTCCCCAGTAACCAAGCTGTTGGCAATCGCCTGCGTCGTTTGGTTGTCGAACTCACTGCCGAAAAGAGACAGCAGGAGCGTATCACCGGCACCGGCATCATTCATGTTAGAAAGATCGCGGTAGAACGGAGTGTAATCTCCGTACTTCTTCCACTCTTCAGCCATCCACGAGGGGATAGCCTGAGTAGCCTGTAGGAAATCTACGAGCTTATTGTTCCAGTTTTGCAGATTCCTGTGAACCACTCCGATCTCGGGATGAGCCTCTGCGAGTGCGAGGACTCTGGCAATTTCCTGATCAGACCAATCCTTACCAGAGGCTCTGCCCTCCGCCTTCAACCTCAGTGCCCGCAAGGCTCGGGCGTATTGGAAGAACTCGTCAGTGAGGTTCTTGGACGGATTTGCGATGAGGTGAAGGATGGGAATTAACCCGCCCGTCTTGACCTTGTATCCCTGGCTAGCCGGAAGAGATACGTCGATGGTGCGACGGTCATTGAGATCGTCGGGGTTAAACCCGACGACAACTCCGCGAGCTTCGTTCACCAAGGGCAGCCCGGTGACAACTGGAGTTCCGTCAAACTCCCGTCCCTGGGTGGGGTTAGGAGGCATTTGGAACTCGATGCCACCCCGGATGAGCATCCTCGCAAAGAACGCAGATGCTCGGTCTACCTGAAGGGCGGCGGCATGAGCAGAGCTATCTGCGAGCTGGACAATATCCCCCCTCTCCCCAAGGAGAAGGCCCGCCTTCCAGATCCTGTTGTACTTATCGAAGAACAACTGCCTCAGTCGATCGAGCGTGTCATTGCTGATTTCGGGAAGGCCGGAGGTCGCGAGCTGCCAAAGAGACTTCTTCGGTCGGGGGAGATCGCCGCGAATGGTATCAAGCGCCTGCTCGGTCTCAGGCGAGTGGGATTCCGTAGAACTCTCTAGTGAGTATCTTCGGATCTCCCTGTCCGTAGCGGGCGCGACCAAATCGGGCCGCTCTGCCGCCACCACGGCGCTCGCGGATACGTCTGGGCCGCGAAGGGTTGGCTCTGCCTGATACGGCTTCGCCGGGAGCGAGTAGCGCCCATCTGCACGAAGACCGACAACACTCCAATAATCATTACTAGGATTGCCAGATACATCACTGTTGGAGTCCTTTACGTAGTCGAGAGTAATGGCAACGGGATTCTCGAATCGAGGATCATTCCATACCACGACCACTTCGTCTTGCGTGGGAGATGTTACCGAAAACTCTCCAGACTTAATTAGCTGAGGATTGATCCTCTGGAACGCTCCGGTGACCAGATCTTCCCAGTTGCTGAACGTAGTGTTCCTCTGGACATCCCGAGTTGAAGAGTCCAGAAACCTCTTGCCCATACCGGCAAGCTCGCCAGTTCCTGGGTTCCGCGTTGCGTACCCCTCCTTCACGATGACTCGCGCAGGTTTAGCAGAATTTCCAAATCGGTTAAAAGGGAAATCTCCCCAGGTGTAACTATCTAGATCACCAACCTCCCCCGCAGCGCGCAGGTTTCTGGGGTCTGCCGAAGCAGGCGCTAGCACGGGCTCATTCACGGTTCTGCCCGGAGACCCGATCTCTGCCCCTTCGGTGAGTGCCGGGTCTGTGCGAACAGGATCCACGTAAATGTTTTCATCTGAAAACATCACATAGTTGTGCGTATCCGTGGTCGCTTCCTTGGGCCTGCTTTTCCCGTCAAGAAATCGAACGCCCGGGATCCCTGCTTCTAGCATCGTTTCGGAAGCAGCCTGCAAGGTCTCCATGCTGGCCTGCGACTCACCAATCAGGTCTCCGGAAAACTCCGAATCCACAGGAGGCTGGAATTGATTGACCAATCGGACGTACATGTCCTGCCCGTTTATGGCGTCTAGGTTGTCCCCTTCTTGAATCAGGCCCATTTCCAGCAGTACGCGCTGAACTTCCGGGCTCTGCTCGGAGACAGAACGATCAAGATCAAGAAGGGACCTCTCTGATTCGTCAATCGTTAGGCCGTACACCGCACCCGAGTCATCCCCCATACGAGAAGAAAGTCGCTCCCTGTAACCTTCGGCAACATCCGGGCTTTCCGCCGTATAGAAGCCCCAGGAAAATGCTTGGGGACCCTCTCCAGTGCCTACCCGGTGAAGATCCGGAGCCAATCTGCCTAGCCGGGGATTCTCTCTCCAGATGTAAGGAGTGCCGTGAAAGACATCGATTGCCCTTCGCGTCTCCGGGGAGGTCTTGCTCTCGTCCGAAACCCAAGCGACAGCAAATTCTTGAGCAGATCTACCCTCAGGATTTACAGCAGATTCCTTGTCTCCTTCTGCTTTTGCCTGCTCCCCGACCAGTCGGTCTACCGTCTGCGGGTCCGGGAATTTGTTCCCCGTGGCGAGCGCTACGCCGCGAAGTCTCTCGTATTCAGCACTGTCAACCCGACGCAACCACCATGTGTCCAAAGCCTTTCCGCGGTCGAGCCTCTTCTTTAGCTCCCCCTCGGCAGCAAACGTAGACATAATGTCCGCCACACTTGGGTTCCCGCGCTTGCGGATTGCGTTGCCGACCTGACGGAACCAATTCAGGATTCTCTTGAATACACCCTTCTCTACGTCGGGCGCAGAACGGTTCGCATCCGGGAGGTTGATCTGTCCCTGAGCAGTGTAATCTTGGAAGAGTCGAGCGACGGCTTCTTCGACGTAATCGTCTCGAATCCAATTCCTCTTTGCTCTTTCCGCCCTAACTGCCTCGTACTGCTTGGCCGTTAGATCGCCGTTGTCAAATGCGGCCTTGTCTCGGGCAGCATCAGCCTGATGAGTCCCTTGAGCCCCATACGCCTTAAAGGCGTAATCGAGATACGTAGTGCCCTTCGGGAAAGTTTCTCCGCCTGCTGCTCTCTGTGCCGCATTGATCTCGGACAACACCCCATCAGGGATAGGGGTTTTTTCTACGTAATCGGTGAGCTTTGACCACTCAGACGCCTTGATCAAGCCTAGTCGGCGGGAAACGTGAATGAACTCGTGGTTAAGGAACGGCTCGATAGCTGCCAACTGCTCTTGAACCGTCTTGCCTTCTAGGTCAGCGTCAACGGCGATCTGGATAACCATCGACTCCGTAAGGAACTCAGCGGCACTCTCTTGGGCACCTTTTTTCTCGTAAAGTTTAACCTTTACGGGCAACCCCATTCGAGAGGAAATAGCCTGAACTTCTTTGTCGAGGTCCGCGATCCACTCAGCCCTATCTCCCGGAGAGTCGATCGCCGCCTCTTTGAGGAGAATGTTCTTGTTTTCTTCTGAGATCTTTTGCTGTTCGTACTTCTTACCAAATTCGCTTTCAGGATCTAGCTCAATCTCTCCAGACTCAACGCCTTCGACTAGGCGATCCAAGCGGCTAATGACAGATCGCTCTGCTTCGGGTCGCAATCGCGCCTGACGCCACTTCCCTCGGGCGTCTGCCGACGCCTCGGAGTCCCTGCCACCTAGCCCGAAGGGTCCGATCGGTGACTCTCCGGTCTCCTCAAGCGTGCGCTCCGCGGCTTCTTGAATTATCCGCGCGCCCGTCTGCTCGTCTGTCTGCCCAGCGACTTCTTCCGCAACCGCTAAGGCCCTTGCTTCTTCAAGGGAAATATCTTCTGCCGGGAAGGGTCCCACCGCCTCTCTGCCCACCCCAGGGACGGCTTCGGCGGGAAATTCTCTCGCCGTTTGGGGAGTCGCGGCAACAGCGATCTCTTCAGACGGAAAAGAGCGAGTGGGCCGCTCCGCTACTTCCCGGACAGAACGAAGGCGGCGAGAGGTCGCGGCCTCTGGATTTGAACGAGCGGACTCCAGTTGCCGAAGGAGGGAGGGGCGAGTCACCTCCTGACCCTCGAAAAAAGTCGGGCCACTAACCGCAGCGAGTGATTCGGTCACATAGGAATCAGCTTCCTCACGAGAAGCGAATACTTCTGTAATCCGAGGGTCCGACTGCCTACCGTCATCCCCCACCCTTCTCTCGGTGACGGTGAACCCATCGACTTTATTTATCGAGAAGTCATGGGGAACGAACTCGTACTTTGTCTTGTATCGAGCGTCAACTTCACTAGCTGCTTTTCTGGCGGCCTTCTCCGCCCTGATCGCCCTAGAGTCTCGCGTGTAAGCAGATCTGCCGAGGCTTTCCGTCTCTGCCATTTCGGCCTGATAGGCCGCGTCGTAAGCCTCTGAGCGGCGATTCGCAATCCAATCAGCCCGAAGTTTTTGAGCCTTGGGCCTATTGCGGGCGGAACCAATCTTCTGCCCATTGACGATAACATCGACCCGGCCAGACCCAGTTCCGTTTACAAAGCTCTGGGCTTTGTTCTTGCTTGACCGAAGGGCAACTCTATTCCCTGAAGAGTCGAGGACCTCCCAAGCTCCCGAAGGCTTGGAGGATACATTGTACTCAGACCGGGAAACCCCAGAAAATGGAGCGTCCCTTTCGACGATCTCGACCTGCCTCTCGGGCACGGGCTGGCGCAGTTGCTCCGGAACTCGAAGGCGTTCCTCTAGGTCTAGAACTTCTACAGATTTAGTCCCAGAGGAAACCTCCGCATTCGCCGCAGCTTGAGCCTCTGAAAGCGTGGGGAAGGATCGAGTCTGATCTACTTCGCCATCAATGGAAAGCCGGAACTCTTTGGCAAACTCCTTTGGCGTGTAGCCAACTCCTTCTCTCGCAATAAACGCAAGCCGAAGCTCTTCGATAACATCAGGATCAGAAATATCCGTCTGCTCTACGACGGTTTCGACAGAAGGAAAGTTTCCATTTTGCGCCAGCGGGGCGACCTTGGCGTACTGCTCCTCTAGAGCAGGGCTGAGCCCTGTCTTTGCGTAGTAATTGTCACCTCGTTTCTCAACGAGACCCATGTCACGCATACGACGGAAGTAGTTTTCAGAAATCCCCTTCCGAGTCGAAGCATCAATCCGAGCGGGAAGATTCAGTAGCTTGGCAATTTTTATCGGAGAAGAAGGATTGCGCTGATTCTCTACTGCCTGACGGAAAATCGCCTCTGCGCTCTCGGGGGAGGCACCGTAAAACTGGGCAGATTCTTCCTGAACGGGAAGAGACTCGACAACCTCCAGAAGCCGTCGCCTCTGGTCAGCATCCAGAGCGTCGATCTCGTACTTTCCGATTCGAGATCCGTCAGCCCCTCGCAACTGGGACATCCAGACCATGAACGACGGATCATTGTCGTAGGAGATGTTTCTCGAATCTAAGGTCTGAGTGATGTCCTCCCGGGTAACCTCGCGAAGGCGACCAACCCGGTCTCTGGCAGCTTGCTTTCGCTCTTCGGTCGCGCCAGATGCTAGGACTTCCTCCGCCGCTTGGGCCGCTTCCATTTCGAGCCGGATCTTTTCGATCTCACGGTTGCGAGATTGGATCTCTGACTCAATTCGGGACCTCTCCGCCTCGTTGGCCCCCTCGATCTGACCAGAAAGCTCTGCAACCAAAGCGTCACGAGCAGCGATTCGCTTTACGTAAGACTCGTATTCGGCAGCTTTCGCCGAGGTGAGCTGCCGAGAAATCTTGTCAATTCGTCTTTGTGTAGCGCGCCCTGCGGCTACGTCGGCTTTCAGCTTCTCTGCTGCCTTTTCGGCCTCCAAGACGTATCGACTTGCAATCTCCCCCTCACGGTCTTCTTCTAGAGAAGACAGGCGATTCGTTTCTTCATTGATCGAATCTGCTAAATCCTGAAAGCTCTGAGCGGAATCTCGACGAGCTTTTTCGTAGTTCTCCTGTGCAATCTGACCGCTTTCACCCGACAGAGCCTTTAGCTTTGTGGCGTACCCCTCCTCGTTACGCTGATTAGCAGTGTTGAAGGCGGTCACGCCAGCCCGGCCAACCCCGAAGCCTACACCGGGAGCCAAAGTCGCAAGCATGACCTGAACGTATTCGTCCCTAGCCTGCTCGTCTGAAGGGCTGATCGGCAAGCCAGCGGCCATTCGCTCAAGTGCTTGCTGTCCGACCTCTGCCACTTCTTCTTCCAGAAGGACTGCGGCAGCCTGCTTTACAGGATGAATGTTGTCTAGCTTGTTCAGCATCTTCCCGAAGGAGGTAAGGGCAATGTCCTTCCCCTCCTTTGACAAGCCTGCACCCAGAACGCCCTTGACCGCAGATCCACCCCCCAACATCAAGTAGGAAAGAGAGTTGAGAGCGGTTTGTCCGCCAGCAGCAGCCATAATCTTCAGAAGATTTACGTCGTCAGTATCTTCGGCACCCTCCTGCCTCGCCCGCTCAATATCGGAAGAAAGAAACGTGGCATACATCGCGCCGAGGCCACCAAGGGTCGCCAGCACGGGCGCAGCAATGCCTCCGGCCAGACCCGCTGCGGCAAGCCCGTACCCACCCAATGCGCCAATAGCAGCGGGAACCTGATAACCGAAGGAGCTGCCGATTTGCTCGGTCCCGAACTCGAAAGCCTTGCCTACCGCTGCCGCATACTCTCCTCTTTCCCAAAGATCAGAGATGTCCGACGTTGAGGTAAGCGAAGGGGCAATCTCGGAAGCCAGAATACTGGCCTCTTCGATGTCTCGCTGCGCCGAGTCGTACATTTCCTCGTCGCCAATAGCCGAAGCAAAAGCAGCCTTGAGTCCGGGAAAAAGACCAGTTGTTGTGCGCGCAGCAGTGGAAAGAAACGCATCTAGCGGAGAGCTGTCGTCATCCCTGCCTGCCAGAGCGCGCATTCCCTCAAATTCAAAGGCTTCGGGATAGAGCTTCCGTGCCTTGGCGAATGCGTCTTCTTCTGAAATCCCAGAGGCGACAGGAACTTGGCTCCCGTCCGGCAAACGGATCGAATAGAATCCGTCCATGCTGGATCCCTGGGTTCTCCCCGGAGAAGGCAGGGACAATGGGCGAAAAGAATCTGGCGATCCCGAAGTAGGAGTCGATCCCATTGCATCAAGAATGGATAGGCCGAACCTCTCGGAATGACTCCTTACCTTGGGCAAGTAGTCCCGAGTTTCTTTGTACTTACCCAATACGCCGTCAAGGCCCATGCGATCGACGCGACCCATGCCTGCGTTGTATGCGGCCAACGCCCGGTCGGTGTCCCCTCCGTACCTATCCAGAAGCTGCTTCAGATACCGAACTCCGCCGTCAATGTTCTGAGCGTCATCCTCTCTGTCGGTGACACCGAGATCCCCAGCAGTGCCCTCCATGAGCTGCATTACGCCCACCGCCCCGGCAGGAGACAGGCGATCTTGCCCAAGGCGTGACTCTTGAAAAGCCACACCCAAAGCAATAGTCGGGTCTACGCCGTAACGCTGTGCAGCTTCGGCCACTTGAAGGGCAACCTGCCCCTGCTCTTCGTTCAGCTCATCAAAGATGTCGTTCGGAATCATGGCTGAGTAATGGCACCCCGCGTGGTTCCCGTCTGGGCAAGGCCCACGTTACCCATCAAGGAATCAAGCGCGATGTCTATCAAGCTAGAGCCCTTGGAGTTACGCGTGGTGATTGCAGTGTAGATCTCCTTAGCTTTGTCAGGGTCCGTCATTTGCAACGAACTGAACGAAGCTTTATCCAACCCGAACCGCAAAAGTGCCCTGTCGAGTGCCATCGGCTGAAGGGCCTCCATGACTCTGGCTCTATTGAATGCTATTTGCGAGGGATTAAGGTCTTGCGAAGTCATCGCCTGAATCATCTGGGGCAACGTGCCCATGTTTGCAGCTTCCCGAAGCTGTAGCTGGAGCCTTTGCTGGGAAAGATTCGCCGCAAGTCGTCCCTTTTGGAACTCGTCCTGCTGTCGGAGCTGCTTCCGCGCCGCAGCCATGTTTGTCCCTGCCTCAAGGGCTCCGCCGATGCCGCCACCGCTGGCCTCGGGAGTAAGGAGCTTCGCTGCCATCGCCGTAAGAACAGATCCTCGGTCTCGGTTCTGGGCAGATTTCCCGAATGTCCTTTCGGGATTCAGCACATCTCGAAGGTACCTCTGGTATTCGTGAACGAAGTCATTACCCGAGGGTGCAGCGGGAGCTGCGGTGCGGGCTAGGGGATCGGGGCGGGCTGCGCGGTTATCCTGGGGTACGTCAACCTTTTCCTCCTCCACTATCTCTGTATCAACCGGGGCATCGGGGGAGTCCATAATCCGCTTGGCACCGTAACCAAGCCCCGTCAACACGCCAAGTCGAGAACCGGCCTCACCAAGCCTTTGCAGTCGCGCTGCTTCAGTGACCATCTGGCCTGTCTTCGGATCCCGACCCAGAGCACGAAGCGTTCTATTTACACCTCTCGGGTCAGCCCGCCCAATGCTCAATGGACCACGCCCGCCCGCGCGAACCGGAAGCAACCTATCGACACCCCTGCCCGCACCACGCATAGTGGCTTGGTAAGCACTCTTGCCGGTTCGTAAATACTTGGGAATGTTTCGACCAAATCTGGCAATGCGCCTCATCGTAGCGGCAGGACCAGCCACCGTTGCCCCCACACCCGTAGCGCCAAGCCCGAGGAGTGCTAGATCCACCGCATCTACGTCGGTAACATCATCGAAGATTTCCGATCCTACGGCCTTCATCGCGGGACCGTACGTATCGAAGAACCCAAGCTCCTCCTCCTCTTCCGGCAGAATCGGCGAACCGACCGTGCCAGAAGCAGAAGCACCAACAATGCCCGGCGTGTTGTACCGAGGGATGACGCCACCCCCCGCCATACGCAACGGAGGCTGGTAGCTCCGAGGCCGAGATCCCAGTCCTTGATCCATTGCACTCATGGCAAGTTCCTCTCTGACAGTCGCCTGGGGAGGCTGCACTGATCCTTCCCTCATTTCTTGTCTGGTGTTCTGGACCATCATCGCGGCCAGAGGGTTAATCACGGTAGACTGCCCGGGAGGCGGAGACTGCGGGGAAAGGGCCGTGGCGAGCATTTCGTCCCCTGCTCCGTAAGCCTCTTCTAGCTGCTTGAGAAAGTCATTCTCAACGGCCGTCGTGCCCATACCTTGCCTACCGCCAGCGAACGGAAGTCGTGCCATGATTTACCCCAGTAGATCCTTAATTCCTGCGTAGCCCAAGCCAAGTCCCAGCAACTGACTTGCCAAAGAAGCCGGAGCCTGGGAGGTCATCGTTCCCGCCACGTTGGCGGGAGTCCCTGCAATGATCGACTGCAACCGATTCATTTGCGTCCACGGGTAATCCCGCTGCGCTTCAAAGTCGCGTACAGCCATGTTCAAGATTTGCTGATCCATTTCACGCTGGGTAGCACCCGCCTGCTCCATAGCCCGGATGCGCTCAATCTCTCGCTTCTGCCCGGCAGTTCCGAAGTCCATCGCACGCTGCGCGAACTCGCCTCCCAATCGCGCGCTATCCATGACACGCTTCTGGTTTGCCAGATCGGCGCGCATTGCCTCTTGGGACGCCCGGAACGCAGAAGTGTCGCCCATTCTTGCCGCTTCGATTGCCGCAGCCCGATCTCTCTGGAACTGCTGCTGGGCATTCTCAAAAGCACGCTGACGACCCCGAGCTTCAATCTCGGCGATTTGGCTCGCCTCTTCAGCACCGCCGAAGTAATTCTGCAAAGCCTCGCGGTACCCACCCCTCGCACCGCTAGCTACGCGCTCCGCATCTGAAGCCATGCGCTGCCGAGCAAACTCGTCCCTCGCGGCGTCTTTCTCGAAGTCCGTAACTGCCGACATGTAGGGCGACATGTAACGATCTCGCGCGGCTTCATTGAAATCGCCAAATGTAGAGGGATCAAACTTGCCAAACTCACTAGCTTGGTACTGGGAGGAGACATCGCCAAGCTGGCCGGGCAACCCGGCTGAGTACTGAAGCATCTCGGCAGCATAGTCAGCGTAAGGGTCGCCCCCCTCGAACATCTCCTGACGAGCCTGAAATCCAGCCTGCTCTTCAGGCGTAAAATCGGCAATACGCTCGCCCTCAAAAGGCTGATAGGGCGTTCCGTATGCTTCCCTTTCTGCCTCGCTAATGAGTCGCTGGTGCGCGCCAGAAACCCACGGAGCTAGGGGAGTGCTGTAAGCCTTTGAGCTAGACCCTTTTCCCATTACCTAAACCTCTGCCTCGACCGTGGTGAAAGTTTCCACGAATCCAATCTTTTTGAATATGCGAGCCCAGGCTCTTCGGCCCACCGACTCTATGCCGGAACAGCCGTGGATCTTCGCCCACTCCATTAGCTGCTCCATTAGACGGATCCACTCATCACTAGAAAAGGATTCGTCGTCAGAGCCGATAAACGTGACGGAAAGATTTACGCGAAGTGGGTAGTACATAAACTGCGTCGTCATCGCGCAGACAATCTCTTCGTCTGCGTTATGGAAAACCCACAAGTGCTGATTGCCAGTCTTCACGTCATTGTAAAGGGAGGGCATGTCGTACCTTCCCCTAGAAACATCCACCGCTCTCTTCAGGAAAGGCTCTACCCTTTCCCAGATGTCGTCCACAAACTCATACGGAACGCGAAAGAGAACAATGTCGTTCATTATCAGGCCATCCCCTCAGGAGGCATGAAGGCCATCGGGTCCATCGCCGGAGGCTGTGCCGGAGAGCCGGTGTTCGCCATGCGAATCTCCTGCACCATCCGGTCCATCACCTGACCGCCAGCCTCGGTAGAGCCATTGCCGAGATCTGAGACGCTTCGAGCATCCATCACGTACTCGCCGGGAGCCAGCAGCGCCAACTCGGAGTCCGTCATGCCATCGGCCGAGCCTTGAAGGGAAACCGCAACTTCCTCAATCATGCCGGGAAACATTATTTCCACGACCGCAAGGAGCTGCTCGCCCTGAGGGTGACGGCCCATCAGGGCCATCTTGACCTCCTCTTTAACCATTTCAATCTGTTCGGGTGGCATGGATGCTGCGACTTGGGCCAGCATTTCGTTGGGCATACCGGGGAAAACTTCTGAAGTTTCCTCCATGCCCATAGCGGCCGGTGCTGCTGCAAGGCCAGCGGGCATCGACTCCTCCATCGCCATCGACTCCATCGCCATCGGGGCGTCTACAATCCCACCCGTCTGGTACCTCGGCATTCCTGTTTTCACGAGACCACCTCCTCTGTAATCTTTCATAGGCGACGGAACTAATCCGCCGTGTTTCATTCTCCACGTAGGAGCATCGCCAACCGAAGCCCCCCTGAAACCCCCAGAAGGATTTACTATATTCCCTCTTTCAAAATCTTGATAACCGTACCGTGACGTAAATGCAGGAAGATTTTGATCTGCCCCGAACGCGGTACCGCCGCTAAGAAGATTTGAAACGTGCCTATACGTCTCGGTGCCCGGGCCGTAAAACTCTGAGTCGGGGTCATCCCCAACCCTAAACCCTTCTATTGTGGTACCCGCTCTTCCCGTGCCCCGCCCGGAAAAGCGTTGACGCTCCGAAGCGCGGCGAACATTCTGGGGAAGGTAAGGACTTGACCAACTCCTGGGGACGTTATGGACAGTATCCATAAACTGAACGCTTCTTAGAGAATCCGGGTCTTGATAGAGTGACTCGAATCCGCCTTGAGGGATGAATCCGGTAGACTCGTATTGAGCCCGAAGGAAAGCATCCTGATCCGCATCAGGCATGGAGTACTCAGGCTCTGCACTCTTCGTGTTCACGGCGGGAGACATCGCCGCTCGCCGCGCAGCGTACTCACTCGCCATGTCCATCATGGAGCGAACAGACCGGCCACCATTCTCAAGCTGAGAAGTAGTGCGACCCGGGTTGAAAGCGCCCTCTAGTGAGATCGAAGACGACTCCCTGCCTGGGTTAAATGCGCCCGAAAGCGGCTGGCCGTTGCCCCGGCCCATTACCCGACTCTCCCGGTGTAGTAGGAGCGCTCACCCGAGCGGCCTCCACCCGTGCCCCCGCTGTACGTCCGCCCGGACCACGAAGACGGACCTTCGTAAGAGCTTTCCCCTCCGTAGGGATCGTCATCGTCTTGGGGAATCACGTAATTAAGGAACTGAGCCCCGAGCAGCCCCGCTCCAATCTTGTCTCCCGTGGTCCATCCACCTTCGGCAGCCGTATCGACAACTACCTCGCTCGCCTGGGAGCCAGCTTCAGCAGCATTACTGGTCGCATCAGTAGCAACCTCAAGAACATTCCTCGCACTAGAAGGATCAACCGAGGGTGAAGGGGCTACGGCCTCCGGCTGAACGCCCGAAGCGTCCGCCGGAAGGCCCGAAGGATCCGGTGGCGCGCCGCCGCCGCCGCCAAAGAACTCACCAAGCCCACCACCACCTTGGTGAGTTCCGAGAACCTTACCCGCAACCTCCACTGGAAGACCGGCTACCTGACCCAGGCCGCTTCCCACCTGACCAACCGTTTGCAAAAACGGGTTTCCGGCGGTCGCGCCCCCCGCTTTTGCCAGTGCTGGAAAAGCCTTCGCCAAGCCCGCAGGAATCTTCCCCGCCGTGGGGACTCCGGCAGCTCCAAGCGCCTTGCCGAAACCAGTCAAAGTACTTCCGAGGACTTTTGGAATTGCAGCAGCCGCGCTACTAAACACCCCGCCCACGGTGCCAGCGGTACCAAGGCTCGCGATACCAGCCGCCGCCTTTGTAGCCAACATCCCGAGCAACGTAAAAAGAAACGCTTCAGGCTGTCCGGTCTCGGGGTTTCGGGGCAGACCACCCGGGACCATCGAATCGATGGCCGCTACTTCTCCGGGGCTCACGTGCATCATCATCGAATCGCCGTAGCGACCCTTGTCTGCAACAACGTCCGCCATACTTTCGTACGGCTTGCTGGGGTAAGGGCTCTGGCTGGGCTGCACTTCAGGATTCCCAACCATCCCCCCGGAAGCAAAACGCCGGAGGCCCCCCGGCCCGAAAGAAGACATGGGGAATTGTCCCAAAGAACTAAAGTCTGCTACTCGGGGATCAATAATGTCCCCCAGCCCTTCTAAAGAGGGGTAGGGGTCAAATGAGTAGTCGTATGGACTCCTAGGAGGACGGTACGTCTGCCACGAGGGCCTCCCAAACTCATCGCGAGAGAAGGGGGGAGCAGGGGGGAGAGCAGGGGGGAGAGGAGCGCTTGAGTACGACGGAATTCTCCCGAATACTCCCCGGGAGCCGAGATCAGCAACTCGCTCCGAAGCTGCTCGCTGTCGAATAAGCGCGTTCGCCTTATCGATGTCAAATCTCACGCGAGCATCAGACATCGCAGCAACTCGCTAGGGGGAAGGAGTCGGGATCGCAGCAACTCGCTCGGGGGAAGGAGTCGGGGCGGGAGCAACGGGAGCCCTATACCCCGAAGGGGCTGTCCCCGATCCCATAGGACCAGCCGTCAAGAATCCGAGACCTCCAGGGGGAAGCATCGTCGGGGTTCGACCCCCCATCCTGCTTGATCCCGGCGTTGCGTTTCCTCTACCCATGACACTTTCCCTCTGCTGCGAAATTGGTGAACTGGCCGTAATCGTCTTTACATTTAGGCATGGGGGCCAACTCCTGTGACCATTTCGATTCCGAAAATTGTTATATCGATAACTGGTATGTCGCTACCAAGTTGATCAATCGTAACTCTAAGCTCGTCCGACTCTTTCAGGGTCAGATTCAACGTCACCGCAAAAGTAGTATCGCCATACACGTAAAGATCACTGTACAGAGTCGTGACTACTGGCGAGGAGGCGTCGTAATTACTTACTTGAACGGTAAGTTTGGCAGCACCTACCGTTGGGGCCGAGGTATTGCAAACGTACAAGCTAGTAACTAGTGCTTGGGTATTGACGCTTGTTGCAAGAGGGGAAGGCACCGGTCCAGATCCCCCTCCAACTTGAGTCTTGGCAGCGGGCGGGACTTGGTAAGTAACGGTTTCGGAAAAACCCCCACCACCTGCAACAGTAACCGTCTTGCTCTTTAAGGCCTTGTAGGTGTCCATCAGGAAAGAATCGTCCTAGAAATTTCTTTCCATGATAAACCCAATTTCACAAGAGTTACATTGGAGTACCAACTACCGGAAGTTGTGCCAAATACAAGGTCTACTCCGCCCGCAAGGGCCATACTGCCGTCGCCCGAGGCTCCGTGTTCAAGTGTAAGTCCCGTTACTTGGAAACTGAAGATAGTCACCGTTTGCCCGTCCTGTCCGCCATAGAATCTATCAACAACCAAGGGGGAGCCGGATGGGGACAAGACGAGCTGGGAATACCCCTGGACAGAAGGAGACGTGGAATTAGTTCCATCGACTGGATAAGAAAGGGTAGATTTAGTTTCTAAACCCAAAGGTTTCTGGAGAAGGAGAAGCGTCTCCCTCTTTGAGGCAGGAGAAGCCTCTCCGGACTGAGCAGTTACCGCCGACTCTAGCCCGGAGTAAATCTCAAGCAGGGAGTTCTCAACGCTACGCCGGAACAAAGACTCGGCATCCCGCAAATACTCCGGAGGCGCAGAAGGCAGCGGAGAAAACTTGATCATCGCCTTCCGTCCATCCGCATGTCTATCCGTAGATTCCCAAGCCGATACCTGAAGTTAGACGCTGTTGAGTTCTCGTATCTAACCGAAATCGATCGCCCCCGAGCCCTGATCGCGGAGGCGTTGCCAGTCCCTGCCGTGTAGGTTGCGCCCCGACCTTGACTTCCGTCGATAATTACCGGGGAAATCTGGTCAGTAACCGCATTGGTGGACGCCTCTCCGGGCCAATCCCTCGTGTTCAATTTGAACTCAATGGCCCCACCGGATCCGGCTGCGTTAAACACCTCGATGTCTGGAATGTATCGAGAGATAAACGCAAACTTTTCGCCATCCGATATGGAAATATCCCCGCTCTCGATATAAGAAGCCAATGCTTCTCCGAAGGCTGCATTGCCAGTCTCCTGGGAAGAAACAGCAGACTTCTCGATCAGTGGAGTCGTTGACGTTTCCGGGGTGTAATCCTTGATGTAAGTCGCCATCGGGGAACCGAAGACGATCGCGTCTCGCCACGACGTTCTGTTCAAAGAAGTCGTGGAGCCCGCAGACTGAGACAAGGCACTCATGTCCATCTTGCCGTAAGACCAAACCTTCTCGTCATAATTGAAAGTGACGTAGCTGTCTGCCTCGAAAGAGTCGGACGAAGGATAGAACCAGATAACCTCAGAAAAAGCGGAGTTGACTGCCCCGAAGCATTTCTGCTTCTGCTCTGCGTTGAAGTCGTCAAAGACGTAATTCGCCACCGGACACGGTAGGGGCTGAACAGAGCCCGTGTAGACGTAGAAGCCATCGTTCCCCATGAAGAACACAGCGTTCGATGCGTTTACCGCTGTACGCGCATCTACAATCTCGACGCCTTCCGTGATGAGGCTAAACGAAAATACATCGGGCGGTCCGATGAACCGCATAGAATAAACGGAGTGGTCCGTGAAAATGACCACCTCATCCTTAGTACTAAGGCCACCCAGAATGCGAGAACCCGAACGGAGGACCTGACCGCCCGATGTATTGGTCGCAGAAGGACCCCAGTCGAATGGATTGTTCTGGTCTGACCAACGCACCAGCATCGCGTTTATCGGAGAGGTCACCCCAATATCGTTGCACCCAAGCGCAACGCAGTGCCCGTCCTTCTTACTGATCAAAAAGCTATCGACAATCGAAGGGGTCTCTGCCGATCCGCCGAACTCTCCCAGCGCTTCCGCGGTGTAAGTAGAGCCAATAGGTTCTGTGGGAATCCCAGAAGACGTGTTCGCGGAAATGTCGTAGTAATAAATCGGGCCGCCCGAATTGGCGAGCATGATGTCTTCGCCGTAGTTATCAATAAAAACCCGGCGAATCTCACCCGTAAGCTCGGCGGTGGAAGATGAGTCTCCCCAACCGCGAGTAGCCCCCGCGACATCCCCTCCGTCTGCCGACGCACCGAAATAAATTTCTTTTTTGGAGCTAGTACTGGGGATGTAGATCTGATAACCCAAAGGCAAAGTGACAGGCATCTCCATCGTGAAGGTGTTGTAGTCGTTTCCGTCCGATCCTGTAACTACAGAAACTGCACTGATTACATTCCACCAATGCCCATTGAGCTGCTCGGTACGATACGGTCCGCTTCCGGTCATAGCCAAGAAGTAAAAAGAACTTGACGACGTAACAGTTGGGCCTCCCGTTACAGGAACAGCCACAGTCGCCGTCAGCGTGTTACCAGTACCAGTGAAGGCAACTACAGCAGTTGGGCTCGTTATCGGAAGCGTGGAAAGTGAGTAAATGGTAGGCGTACCCTCGCCACCCCACGCGCCAGCGCCAAAGCCCTGTCCAGCAACTTGCGAGCTAAGCCCGGAAGCGACCTTCCGATATATCGTATAGTCGGTCACCCAAGAGGCAGTGCTGGAACTTGTAACAGGCAAACCAGTAGAAGCGTCTACGACGTAGATAGTGAAGTTATCGGCATCGTCGATCGAGAAAACCTGAAACCCCTCGTACTGGTTCATCAGCGCGTTTGGGTATTCACCGGGGGCCACTCCGCCCGTCACGCCTGAAAAAACCACCCAATCATTCACGGATAAGCCATGAGAGGCATCCGTAATTTTAACAAGGGCATTCCCGCCACCCAGAGAAGTGAAAAGATCAGCACCCGTTACCGCTTCGGTTGATGCGACGGGCGTAATATCAGTAGCTCGCGTTCCGTTGATGACGTAAAACTTTCGATCCGTCCCCACAAACTGATAATTATTGCCATTGTAATCGCGACTCGTAAAAGAAGCCCTGCCAAGCCCATCCAGTTCGTACATCCCATCACGAGACCAACCGCCAATCGATTCAGCCCTTCCAGTCCGGAACCGGATATTGTTGCAGTCGTACCAAGCCCCACTCGCCGCGAACTGCGTCGATTCGTGGATGATTCCAGCAGGAATGGGAAGATTTTTGATCAATTTACTTCCAAGCCCTTACGACAAGATCCCAATCTGCGAGGTCGATGTCAGTAGCAGTACCGTCTGTTTTGTTCATAACCCTGAAAGGGATGCCGGAGTTGTACCGAATTGAAACCCCAATGGCAGAACTAGTTACCCATGTCGTAACGGAGGTCCGCTGCCCGTCGTTAGTATCAACAAAACTAGAGAGACCAATCATGTCTGAATCTGCGTAACCCGCTATCGTACCTCCGGAATTATTCTGTAGGTAGTACTGGGCGATACTCGGAATCGCAGAAAAAAGATGGTTGTACGAATAGGCCGCGGTTGAGTTCGTGATAGAAGCGTCGGTGTTTTCAAAATACGCGCCCTGACCAGTGACCATACCCGTATGATAAGGCTGGCCCCAGCCGTCGGCGGCGGTGTTTGACACCTCCAAGACACTGCTGTTCGAGAAGAGACCATAACCACCAGTCCCGGCAGTAGAACTGAAGTTCAGGTAGGAATCCCCGGTAAGAAGAAGAGCGCCCGTTCCATCGGGAGCAATTGTTACGTTCCCGTTAGAACCATCTTGGATGAGGATATTACTTCCCGGGGAACTGCCGGTTTCTAGCTGGAGGTCGTAATTCCCGTTTACCTTGATGACCCCGGTGGCACTCCCGTCGCCTACCGATAGGTCATAAATGATTGTCGCCCCGGTCGCCGTGAGCGAACTGGAGAAGTCGGCAGCACCGTCTACATCAAGCTCGCCGGTCAGCTCCAACTCGACTGGAATCGCAATCTTCTCCGAACCAGTCGTGCTGTCGAACGTCAACATTTTGACATCGGCAGCCCCGCTTCCATCTACCTCGTAGATCTCCAGAGCCGCCGCGTCGTTATCCTTTATCAGCAGATCCGTCGCCTGCGTAGACACGTCCACCTTTGCGGTATCGATGTCAAGGGTCTTCCCAACAGCCACTGCTTCCGAGCCATTGGTAGTTACAAACTTCAAGTAACTAGAAGGCGTTGTGTAACTCTCTACAACATCCAAGGACGCGGCTTCGTTATCCAGCAAATAGACGGATTTGGTACTACTCCTAAGATCTACCTTGTCTGATTCAATCCGCGTATCGACATTGGTCGAACCCAATGCGACGTGTTCCGAATTAGTCGAAGTCGCTGTGTTGGTGTCGAAATGAAGATACTTGTACGAAGTTGCAGGGTCCTCAAAAGACAACGCATTACCGTTGGTCGTTATCAGCTTGACGACAGACGCTGCCGTGCGGAAATCCAGCCCCGCCGCCTGTAGGGAACCGAGAATATTCCCCACTGCGCCTGCCTCACTACAGTAAATAAGAGCGGTCGCACCGTTCTGGAGATCAAAATCGCCAGTAGACCCAGAGTTAAATGTGATCTTGCCGTCCCCGGCAATACTGTTGCGGACCCAGTAGACGCGCTCGACGTTGGTCTCGGAATTGCTAGACCCGCGAATATTTACAGTGATGTCGCCAGTCACCGTAGTGAAATCAACGAAACGATTTCTCGCTTCGGAGCCGGATTCCCAAGCATCCGTCGTGTCGCCAAGACACCATGTCAGAGTGTTGGTCCCTGGGTTCCACCCTGAAGGCGAAACTGCACTAGACGGATCAAAGGTCTTGTACCCACTAAAATACTGATCGATTCGCTTCAGGTTTTCGTTCGTGGATGATCCCCACGTACCCGCCTCAAGGCCAGTACCGATGAGCTTGATCTTGTAACCACGGGAAAATGTCGTTGCCATCAGTTGCCTCTAGGACTCGTCGGCGCAACGGAGGGCCGATAAGCATCATTATCCATGCGCTTCTCTACTACGTTCTTGAGGAGAGTCAGGCCATCCATGAACTGCTTTTCGTAAAGCTGGATCATGTCAGGCTCTCCCTTCAGGTACGTGTATGCCTGAACGAGGGAACCGTAGAGAAGTACATCGGGAAAAGTCGTAGAAAGCCAAGTCGTACCAGCATCAGAGCCTTGCCCGGTAATCGACTGGGCAACAGTCTTTCCGTAGTACGTGACCGTGGTCGGGTAAACCGCATCAGGAATCGGACCCAGCCGAATCGTAAGGGTCGCGTTGCCGGAGTAGGTGCCTGACTGGGAAATCGCGTAGTACGAAGGAATACCCTGATCCTTGTCAGTGGACGTACCCGGGTACGCCTCCAGAAGGAAGTCGTAATCCTTCTGAAGGAGATACCGCACGGGACCGTACTCTACGCCGCCAGCCTGAGGAGTCGCCGATGCGCTCTCGGCTACCCGTATAGAAAGAACGTCGATAATGCCGGAGTCCGTCCCCGAGTCGCCAAGGACGTACTCTGCCGTCCCTGCCACGAGGGTAACGTTATCGTCATCCTCCCAGCGAGAAGGCATGTCGATTGCCGCGAACACGCGATCTTCAGACGCGATTATGAAGTTGTTCAGATTGCTGACAAAGGTCGTTTCCGAACTCTGGCAATAATCCTGAATCGCTGTCTTCAGCTCGCCGTAGTTCATTACTCAGGCTCGACCTTGTAGAATCGGGTTGCGTCCTTTCGCGCCGCGCCACCACCACGAGCGTACTCGACGGTCGTCTTGTAGTCCGGCCCAGAGGACCGATTAAGGATGCCGCCGGGAAGGATTGTGTACGACTGCTCGATAGGCATCGCCTTCGAGGCGGAAGCGTCCTTCAGCCGCTGGGGGTCATCCGGGGAACCGTAAAACATTTCGTCTCCAACTTTACCCATTTTATCCTCCTAGATATTCGGGTTATGGAATGCAACTACTTCAATGTAGTCAATGTCAATATCGCCAGCGTCGTAGTCTGGACCAGTGCCTTGTTCGTTGCGGGAATCAAAATAATCAAGCCGAAGTCCGGTAATAGTTCCCGACCACTGAGGATTATTGGTCATATCCCAAACCACTTTGAACCAACCGGCCATGTCCCGATTGACAGTTTGAAACCCGTCGGAGGCTTGATAATTTGGGATATACGGTGACGTATCTGCGGAATGAAACTCTTTTGCCCCCGTAGTCCAAGGATAGCTAGGACCGACAGTGGGAGACCCGGAAAGAAGCTGGCTCACCCCAGCCCCATCTAAAGTTACGCCAGCTATCTCCAAACCAGAAATTGTGAAACTCGTAGAGCTGGCCTCAGTCACCGTCCAGTTTTCTCGCGAGCCATCCACGCTCTCAGGGGGAAGACCATTCAAATCTGAAAGATCGTAAGTCCCACCGCCGAACTTAGGGTAAGAACCAGAAAGTCCATTTAGCTGAACTCTGTCTCCCACCGAAGGGCCTGTATCCGCTGTCACTGAAAAAGACCCATTGCCGAAGCGATCAATACTAATATATTCAATCGCAACTCTTCCGATCGTCGTCGTATCCTTGCTCCAAAAAAGATCGCCTTGAAAGTCGTACTCGTACCTATCGTCCCGCTCGACATCCGTGAAGCGGTTCACTTTAAAAACGCTAACCACATACTTGTAGAGGGATGCGTCTATTGAAAGGGGGGTATTGGCTGCATAGCCCGTACCACCAGCTCCGTTGTAGCCTTGGTTCAGCCAAGGATCACCGGGACTCCCTGAGTCTCCATCTGAAACAAGATTCAGGGTTTCAGAAGAAGAGTTCCACGTAATAATGCCGCTCGAAGACCACCATCCATCAATGCGAGTCGGACTAGTGAGAGCGGTGCCAGTCGAAAAGTCCCATCGTATAGCCGCAGGAAGATCTCGTCCCGCCGTACCGCCTGTCGGTCTCGGGTTCCGAAGTGCTTGCGGATCCGTAAAGTAGTACCGGCCAAGCTGCGTCTGGGGGTTATCGGGATCCCAGCATTCCGGGCACGCCTTGATGTCCGTCTCTTCGAGGTTGATCACCTCAGATCGCAACTCACTAAGCAGGTACTGAAACCCGCAGCGGTCGCAATACCCAATTGCCTTTTTGCCTGCGGCGAAGGGTCCTCCCATTACGAGTAGTACGAAACCCCCGGAACGAACCGGGCTGAAGTCTTGACTCGATCTTCCTCGGCAGCCTCCCTGAAGATCTCATCGTACTGCTGCTTGAGCATCGGGATCCGCTGCGCCGCCTCGGGGCGCTTCGTGGCAATCTGGTAAGCCAGACCAGCCACCATCGCCGGGAGGAACCGATCGGGGACGGCCGTCGTGTTGGAAGCCGTATTGCCGATGGAGGGGATGCGGGCAACCCGCCAGTAGTAGATCCGGTACTTCGAGTCCTGATCAGGGACCGGCCAGACCGTGATCGTAGAGTACTGCGTGGTCGGGGTCGCGCTGTTGTAAGCCTGAATCTGCTTGCGATTGAAGTAGTACTGAAGGGGCTGCCCCTGATTGAGCTTGTTCGGAATCGTGGCGTACGTCGGCTCAGAGATGCGGCTCATCAGGAAATCATTCTGGGTAGTCGCGTTGCCCCAGTTCGTCCGGATGATTACATCCAGCAGCCCGATCGTGTCGTCGGCAATGTTGTAGGTCGCCTTGCCCTTTTCGAGATTAATCGGGGCAGGCGCGTCCGCGTCTGCCGAAGATGCCTCCTCGACAGTCCAAAGGTTCAATCCCTTGTTCTGCCATTCAAGCAGAAGAAAGTTCAGACTCCTTCTGGCAGTCCGCATGTCGTAACCAGAGCGAAGCTCTAGACCGGCCCGCTCGTAAGCCTCTTCAACGATTTCAGCAATATCCGGAATGAATGTCGATGTAGTGTCAACGGCCACGGATTGCCTCCAGAATCTCTTGGCTCGAATCAGCCTGTCGCCGGGAGATTTCCTTGATCTCAACTCGCATGTCGTCGAGGAGCCGCGTGTGATGATTCACTTCCGTAGCGACCCTCTCCAGCTTGATCTCCGCGCGAGAAAGGTCTTCGCGACCCGCAAGGCTCTCGTGACCGTTGTCGTTCGCATGACTCGTCTGCATAGTAAAAAGGCCCCCGATGGCGGTAGCTACGATGCCAAGGGAGGCCCAAAAAGTAGTGGGGCTAAGAGTAGGCATTAAGCGTTCTTGCCCCCGGTGTAAAAAATCGAAAGAGTAATGCAGGTATTCAATGGAGCCGTCACGCCGTCTCCAGCGAACTGGCTTCTTCCGATATAGAGGCCGTCAGGAAAAAGAATCCCGTTGCCTCCCATCTCGAAAGAACGCGTCCCACCGCAAGCATTTACGAAACTTGTGATAGGGACAAACTGGTAAAGAATGTCGGTTGCGTCAGACGAGCCACATAGAATATATGGCTGGGCATCCTCTTGGGCCGCGGTACCAGTTCGGTAGCAAGACGCGACAGCCGAGTGAACCGAAACGCGCCCTTCTACAACCAGAGTTGGCGCGGAGGGCGCAGCAGGAAGAGTGCCCGGAGAATCGGTGTGATAAACCTTACAAGATTCCTTTAAGTCCATTTCACACCTGATAACTCAAATTCACGGAGTAATGCCCGTAGTTAGCCCCGAACGGACTATTGCTTTGAAACCTAAAAGCCAGCCCGTCTTCAAGCAGCAACCCCTGGCCCGGAATCTCAACGGGAACTTCAAACGTCGTTGAAAAATCAATGGACCCGAGATTTACAAGCTCTACATTTATTGAGGCCATGTGCCGCAAGTAAACAACGCTTCCGTCGTGGTTGCCGAACTGAACAGTGGGAAGAACATCAGGATCCATCGAGTTCCACGCAGTTCCGAAAATAAAGGGAGTAATCCCGGCGGCCAAATAAAAAGAACACAAACGAATTCGTGTCCCCGAAGGAGCTATTGACACCCAACCCGGGTCCGAAGCCGTCGTGTTCGTGTTTCGGACGTATGTCGTTCCATATGACGAAAAGATTTTTTTCATTGATAAAGAACGCTCAGGGAAAGGGAAGAGCCAGTGTCGCTTCCGCCACCAGAATGAGACACTAAAATTTCCAATCCTTCAGAAATTCTCAAATACGAATTTCGCATAATCCAATGAATAGCCGAGGGTGTCGGCAACCCTCCGGGAGTTACGTCAAAGGCAAGCAAAACGCTCGAAGATGACCCGTCGAAAAACTCAATCTTTGTCTGACTGCCCTGGACTGTCGTCGGGCCGCTAGGCGTGTAGCTAGCGTTAAAGCCATACAGAGAAATTGCCTTTGGGAAGTTCGCGTCAAAAACGCTTAGATTCAGACGACTTCCCATGCTGATGCTAGACGGAAAGTTTAAGTCTATTACCGAAGACCGGATGTATCCTTCTGCACTCATCAATCTCACCCGAGCTGATAGGTAATTGATACAAACGCAATACCTACCCCTACGCCCTTAACGTAAATGTCTGAAGCATCAGAGAAGAAAACACCGTGCGGGTCAACCCTCGGTCCATTCAAGTTCCAAAAGCCGGTAAAACCAGTATAGAAACCACTGAATAACTTTTCCTCGTAGAAGGGACTATCGCCTCCATCGGGGTCAGATCCGTATATCTCCACGCCGGAAGAAGCGGAGGTGGCGGCAGCGGAGCTATGGGCGGCAGGGACAAAGTGAACGCTAAAGAGCCTGATCGACGAAGAAGAAGAAAGGTCGATAAGAAGCTGTTTGCTTGTAGCGTCAGCAGCGGGGATGTTTTTATAAGCGCAACTTACGTAAGCGGACTTCATGCTTACCTCTGGTACGAGACCGAAACGTTATAAAGCTCAACACCAACGCTTCCCGCATCTGCGGAATTTACCATCACCAACGAAACGCCCAGTGACCCCTCAATCCTCAGCCCACTCAACGGGAAATTCACAACNTGTCTAGGGTCAACGCCTGCGTACCCGCGGTCAGGGGAATTTGCGTAACAGACCCTGAATACAAGATCCTCCCCGTCGAAGATAGAAATTAATTGCCCCGAAACCACTAGGCCCAAAGTGGGCCTGGAGAGGGAAACATCAATAGATTTCAGAGTAATGGGACCCGAAAGGATTTCAGTAGGAGTTGCGCTTTGGGCAATGTTTGAAGGATGCCTGTAGCAAGAGATTGCAGCGGGATAAATACTCAAACTGCCAACCTCAAAAGTTCCCAAGCGCCCGAGCCAGCTATCCAGAATGCCATATCAACCCGGGTGTCCAAGGCGCGGTCTATCGGCCACTGGATCCAAAACTCTCTGACGTACAGCGCCACCATCGAGAAGTACGCTCCCCCGATAGCAGAAAAGCCGAGGCCGCAGACCAGATGCAATATCTGATCTACGGCCTCTTGCTTCCGGGGAGTGAGATCCCTGTACCACTGGGGGTCGGGCATCAAGTCAGGTTGTTGCTCTGGACATACTCGACCACAATATGAGCAACGCCGTTCCCAGTCGCCGAGGAGGTCATCACGATCATCATGTCAGTGTCACCACTGTTGATCCAGTTGGCCGTTCTGGTCGTATCAGTCCCGGGGGTAGCCGTATGATAGCCCGTAGCCGCAAGGTCATCGTCATCGACTAGTGACGTAGCAGAGACAACTCCGCTAGGGCCAACCCATCCAACATCAACAGTAGTCGTCCCGGTATCGAACGCAGTCGAAACGTAAAACGTAATCGCCACAATCTGACTGTTGGGAGGAAGAACAATGTCAGTGTTCACGGAAGCGGAAGCCGCCGCCTGAGTGAAAGAAGCAGACTGCGAAAGAACAGCCGAACCTACGTTCGCCTTGGTGTCAGCCGTTGTGCCGGTGGAGTGGCTGAGCGGGCCAGCCTTGACCGGACCACTAAAAGTCGTCGTACCCATTTTTCAATTCCTCGTCACACGCAACTTGCCTACCAGTCCGCGTGTTGTCTTTTTAAGTCTGGCAGGCTTTGGTTAAGAAAGAGCTACTTGCTCTTTCGAGAACTCTTCTTCTTCGCGCTCTTCTTCCGCAGCTTTCCTACGTTCAAAGCAAAGCGCGCTTGATCCTTGGTTTCCTTGCTCGCCTTCGAGCCCGGGGCCGTCACCTTTTTGGCGTACGCCTCGGTGGTCATGCCTGCCTTCTTGGCCTTGGCAGAGAAAGCCCCCTTCTTCTTGGGGTCAACAGCTTTCTGAATCCAGTTCTTGTCAGACTTCTTTTTCTTGGCAGCCATTACCACTTCACCTTATCTGCCCAGTAAGCAGCGGACATTTTGCCCTTGGCAATGTTCTTGCCGTGGCGGGCTTTGAAAGACTTTCGCTTTGCCTTCATCTTGTCGGACTCGCCCTTCTTGGGCTTCCCGGCGGTCTTGGCACCCTTCTCGCCAAAGCGAATCAGCTTTACCTTTTCGCCTTCCTTTGCGAGAACCGCGTGACTTTTCTTGGGATGGTTGGGAGTTCTCTTGGGCTTGTTGTAGCCAGAGAATGTTTCTTTCCCGCGCTTGACCGCCATTCTTAACCCTTCCGGTGCTTCGCAGTTTTCTGTGCAGTCTTCTTCGGCTGCTTGGAGAACTGCTTGCCCTTCTTGGTGTCTTCGCGCTTCTTTCTAGAAGTCGCTGCGTATTCTTTGTCCGACAAAGCCTGTCTAGCTTTCTTCGGCAGGTATCTTTCTCCGGTAGCGTCCTTGCCTTGCGTACTGGGCTTGCCGGACTTCGTTCCCCAATCTTCCTTGGTCCACTTGTCTAGGGACTTCTGCGAAGACTTTTTTCGTGAGGACTTTTTCTTGGACTTCTTGGCAGCCATCAGTCTCGATAGCCTCCACCCTTGTCCTTGTACTGCTTCGCTAGCATCTGCGCCTTACGAGCGCTCCACTGGCCCGACTTCCCGCCTTTGCTGCCAGCTTTGATCTTCTTGAATAGCTGCTCTCGCATCTTGGGCTTAGTGTAGTTGCCCGCCTCGTTGACTTTACTCTGAGGCTTTTTCTTGCTCTTGGATTTACTCGCAGCCTTCTTAGGCACGGCGGGAGACATCCTTTCGCTTAGTGAGACCCATTGAACACCTTGCCGTTTATCTTTTGAACTTCCATCTCAAGGCGTTCAATCTTCAGGTCCTGCTTTACGTCACTAGGGAGGGAGCCAGATCCCCACTTCCCGGCAGGCCACAACTCGACGAACTCTGAGTTTTTCTCTACGTCCTTAGCGATCATCTGGATCTGGAAGTTGTTGTGACTGACTTCGCTTGCCAAGGTAGAAGCCCACCACACAACTCCTGCTGCCTGAAGGACAAAAGCCGATCCCACTGTGATAAGGAACTTGGGATCCATGATGCCACCAGAAAGGCGGGGAGAGCCAGTGAGCCCTCCCCGCCTTCAATGGGTACCCGAGTCTAGCTCACGGGACCGCTTCCGAAGATTCCGAGGTAATCGGAAACGCCGAAGCTGTACCGCTCGCGAGCCTTGTACCGAACGTTGCCGGTATCGAAGTCACCGTCCATACCCGTCTGGAGAGGGGTACGGCTGAAGTGCTTCATACCGTTCGGCACGTCCGTCATCAGGAACCACCACTTCTTCGTCGTCGAAGTGAAGAAGTGATTTACGGAGTAACCCTCCGGAATGGTCCCATTCGTACGAAGGGCGTTGATGTCGTTGTCGGCAGTCCCGGCTCGGAGTTCCGAGTCGAGGATGCGGGTGGCAACGAACTGGTTGTAAGGGGCCACGATGAGACGCTTCGGTCGCGCAGCGATCGTGAGACCGCGAGCGTCCGTAAAGTCAGACAGGTCAATGACCGCCTGCTCCAGCGAAGTCTCATTGAGGTCCGAGGCCGTACTCAACTCGTTGCGAAGGTCAGAGCCCGTAACGACCGGGTGATCGGTCGCACACAGGTTCTTGCCGTCACCAGCCAGGAAGGCCGTACCCGTGAACGCATTGTTCAGCGGGAACATCGCCTTGATCTGCTTGGTCTGCGACATGGACCGGGCAAGCGCCCGGGTGTACCGCGCGGACACGGAGTCGTAGAGGTTGTCCTCCACGGCTTCTTCCGTGATCGCGAAGCCCATCGCAACGGTCTCGTGGGTGTAGCGAGCCGTGAAGTCTTCCTGCCCGACATCGTAAGCGATGGCGGAACCTTCAGACTTCACCGGAGCGGCACCAAACCCAGCCAGCTTGACCTCTTCCTCGAATGCTCGATCCGAAGCCTCGGTCTCGTAGATCGCCTCATGCTCGTTGTCGTACGAGGCGTACTCCATCCCAAAGAGGGCGTTCAGCCCGGGAAGGAGTTCCTTCATCATTTGTGCGCGTGAAATCGCCATGATTTATTCCTCCCTTCCTTAGGCTACGGGTTCGCTGATGGGCGAACCATAGAGGGTGCAGCTCGGGCTCGACCATCGAACCAGAAGCTCACAAGTATCATCGGCACCAGTGATGGGAGATCCATCTCGCATGACGCCGACAATACGCAGCGCACCATCAGCCACGTCATCATTAGACGTGACCTGTGTGGACGAATTGCCCGTCGAGGTGGAACCACCGGGTGTTGCGTTTGCAACGATAACCGGGTTGACGTTGTTCCCGAGGTCAGCCTCCGCCCACTCGTCAGTCGAGTGAATTCGGAACACTGCGTTCACGTCCGTCACGACAAACGCAAACGCTTCCGTCCCGCTACCCGGGTAGTACTGGGAAAACTGGGGCGTACCGTTCGTATCGACGTATCGACACCCAACGAAAACACCCAATGCCACGTTCGTAGGAAGCGTGACCCCCGGGCCAGCCGTCAGAATAAGAGGGGTCGGAACTTCCGTGTTCGTGTTACGAACAACCCCGTAATCGTTGGTGAGACTGACAATATCGCCATTGAAGATCTGAGTCGCGTAACTCGGATCAATGGGATATTCCTCAAACCCACCCGTGTTGTACTGGTACCCGCCGTGCGTGACGGGTCGCAGTCCATAGGCAGAAGCCATGAGACTATCTCCTGAAAGGAACGGCGATAGTCCGTAGCAGAACGTCCACTACTTAGTTATCGCCGAAGGAGACCCGCGACCGTCGCTCCGGCTGGAGCATCGGCATACGCGGATCCTGTTCTCTGAAGTAGTTGCGATCCACCGCTTCCATCTGGGCGTTGACTTCCTTCTGCCGATGCTCGTCAATCTGCTGGCCGATTTCGACCGGACGGGCACAGAGCAAAAGTCCACCAACCACCACGTTGTCGGGGAAGTCACTCCCCCGATCGGAAACCACCTTGAGTTCCGGATAGTCTGCCGAAAGGACAGGCTCCCATCCCTCGCGGAATGCCTGAGAGGCGTTCACGTTGTCCGCCTCCCCACGCATTGACACACGAACGTACCGGAAGTCCAGACCCTCACGAGGGTTAGGGCTCGGCAAGAGCGGTGCCGGTTTCCACGGCTTGTCTCGCATTTCCGTATCGCGGGTCTCAGTATCTCGAAGGCGAGAGCTAGACCCTTCTTTGCGCGATTCCGTCATTACTACCTCTCCTTCAGGAGTTGTTTGGCGTACTGCTCTGGAGTGATACCCAAGCGCTTCGCGAGAGACACTTGGGTGGAGGTTAACTGCACTCTGCGGGGCCGACCCGACGATCGATTCGCCGAGGCCACCACCGTTTGCGTTCGGGGACTCACAGAAGGCTCCTCCGCACCCATTCCGTTCCCGAACTTATCAGGGAATACCTGCCGCAATCGATCATCGATACGGGCATAGTATTCATCACTGCGGGGATCTACCCCGTCCTTAGACACCAACTTCTCGTGGACGCCATAGGCAAAAGAGGTCATCTCTTCGTCCTTGCCGAACCACTCGTTGCTCTGAAGCCACCCCTGCAACTTGGGATCCACTGGATCCGGACGCTGGGGCGGAGGCGCGACCGGCTGCGGCGCTTGAGGCACCGTCCTTTCCGCGACCTCCTTGTCGTACTGGGATCGAGTCAAGGCTTCCTGCGCCTGAACGAGCTGTTCCGGATCACCGGACTCGTAAGCGGCCTTGTAGTCAATCCTTGCCTTTTCGAGATCAGAATCCGCACGACTCTTCATCTCGGAGAGCAGAACCGTCTCGCCCCTTTGCAGAAGGTTTTTGAGGTTCTGATTTTCGGTGGCAACCTGCTCTGCGTAGCGAACGGCTTCTTCTTGCATTCGCTGAGCGGCTTCCTTGGAACGCCTCTCTTCGTGAAACTCGTACTTCAGCTTCTTGATACGCTTCTGGGCTCGGCCACCGACTTCTTCGATTTCCGTATCAACGTCGGAGGCGTCACCGATAGAGCGGGGCTCTACCTGATCTTCCTCGGGGCGATCGTCGATAACGTCGATCTCGAACTCGGATTCCGAAATCCCATCATCCTGAACCAACGGCTCGGTAAGTGCGTTGCCCATCAAGTCGTCAAGGGGAGCGCTCATGCTCGGACCACTCCTCTCGGGTCATCGACTACGGCCTCGACCGAATCGTCGTTGATGATGCGGAACTCTTTCCCGTGGATCCTGAGTCGCGTTCCTGAATATGCGCGCATCACGATCCAATCACCCTCTTCACACCAAGGGCCATTGGGGAATCTTTCCTTATCAGCGTAAGCATCGGGTCCGGCTTTGAGTACAAACCCAACGATGCTTGCGACGGACTCTGCGTCTCGTCGTTCGCCGGGAATGAAAAGGCCGCCCTCTGTCGTTTCCTCTACCTCAGGCAGTGCAACGAGGAGTCTAAAACCTGAAGGGTCGGGAAGCTGCTTCCCGCCTTCCGGCTCTTCGGGAACCTCGTTGCTGTACTGAATTGCTTCAGACATTTATTCCTCTGTACTGCGACAACTTCGAGGGGCGTTGTCGTTACCCCGGCGTCCTTATGGACGGTCGAAATCCTCATTGGAACCAGTAAGCTCTTTGATTTCTAGTTCCGCTATAGAAATTCCACGTATAATACCGCAAATATGCCGGTACTCGTCGTGACTTGCAACAGACCCTGCCGACAAATGGTTAACGTGGTCGTTCCTGAGTTCTTCAAGTCGCTTCAGAAGGGCCTCTACCCAAGGGTCCACTAAGCGTCATCTCGCTTATCTTCGCGGGACATGATCTCCGCGATCTGGATTCCCACCTTGGCCCCTTCGATTCTCTCGCGAGACTCTTCCTCGCTGACGGCAGCCTCGGCGGACATCACTTCCTTGACGATCTCGGCCTCGATCTTGTCTTCAGCCACCTTCTCGTTGACCGCGATCCGCTCGCGCTCCACCGAGTTCCGCTCTTCCATCTTGGCGTAATCCAGCTTGAGGCGTTCTTTCTTGTCCTCAATGTTCGCCATCGTCTCCATCTCGCGGATCTGGAGTTCCTTCTGGCGCATCTGGACGATCGGATCCTGAGCCTGCTCCTGCGCCTCGCGCTGCTGCATCTCCGCCTGATTGGCCTGAAGCACCTTCTCCGAAGCCTTGGCGACCAATGCCGAGAGCTGATTCTCCACCTCCGGCGGGAGCTTTTCGTCAAGCGGCGGGAGGGGAGCGCCTAGCTGCTCCTCGATCTGCACACGGTACTCGAAGGCAATATGCTCGGTAACGTGTGCAGCGAGGGCAGCTTGGATTGCACCGGCCTGGGGGGATTTGCTCACAAGTTCTTGAATCTTCGGATCCTGTGCGGCGGTCATATGGGCCGTGATGTGAGCCTCATGGTCCTGCCACTGAAACGCCTTGACCGGCTTCTCGTTGAGCATGTCCATGTTTTCGGCCACGGGATCCCGGGCAGGGATCTCATCTTCCAGCGGGATGATCTGCTCCGGATCCTTGATCCCCAGCACGTCCAGCATCTGCCGGTGAAGCTGCGGGAGGTCGTACATCTGGGGCGCAGTGCCAGCCAACTGGAGCGCGGCCTGATACTGCATGATCCGCTGGGCCATCGTCGCAGAGTTGGGGTCGGACACCGGGATTACGTCGATCCGGTCGTCAAAGTCCTTCTCGCTCATCATCTCGTTCCCGTCTTGGTCGTACGGGTAGGAATGCGGAGCGTTATCCCTGACGATTCCCTCAAGAATCTCGAACTCTTGCTTCATGGCGGCGTGAAGTCGGGCCTGAACCGCCGACATCACCTTCATGGAGCGCTCAAGCAGCGCCAAAGTCGTCCCGACAGGCGCTTGCTGGTTCATATCGCTGATCTGGAGGTCGGTAAGCGAAGCAAACCGGCGACCTTCTTCTACGATATTGCCCAGAAGCTGATAAAGGACGCTCGACGGCTCCTTGTAGGGCAAGAAATGGATGTTGTCGCGGATTGCACCGCTCGGAACGTCCACATCGCGGAACTCGCCGGGCGTAATCGGCGTATCGTCGCCCCGAATCCGCAACCCGCGCGTCTTGAGACCGCCCGGGAGGTTGTTGAGCGTCCCGGCGTCCACCAACTGCCGCAAAACAGACGTTGCGGACTTGGCGATTCCGCCAATCATGTGGATCAGGCCGAATCCGTAGAAGCCAAGGCCCGGAATGTACTCGTAATGGACGAAATGCTGGCGGGGGAGGAACTGCGGGTCCTCTTCGACCCAGTTTCGGCGGATCGACAGGACCTTTCGGGACCCAAGCTCCACCGTAATCACGTACGGAAGGGCAATTCCCGTCTCTTCCCCGTCCTTCTCATGCTCGAAACCCTCCAGATCGAGATCCGTATGGATCTCTAGGAGGGTGTAGCGTCCATCAAACTCATAACTGGGGCTTTCACCCGTGAGTTTGTTGTACTCATCCTGCACTTGGCTGTCATCGGGGGTCGGATTGCCTAGATCAATGTCCGCATAGAAGCCATCGACCTGCAATTTACGCACGTCATTGCGGTTTCGACGCATGACATGAGTGATTCGCTCGGCAGTTTCGAGGGAAGAAGCCCCATAAGAGACAACAAGGTCTTCAGAAGGGATGAACATGGAGCAAGGACGCCCCATCGCCGGGTCCCAATAGACCTTCTTGAAGGCAGAGCCCGCAAGAGGAAGCGAAAAGAGCAGCTTCTCGGTCTCTGGGCGGAAGTCCCGCATGACTTCGGTGACCAAGTAGTTCATATACTCTTGGACACGCGCAGCCTGCTTGGCTTTCTCGTCGGTAATCTTCCCTACGATCTTCGTAGAAACTGGACCACTTGCCGGGAAAATTTCACCAATGGCCTGAGACTGGAAGCGTACAACTGCCTCAGAAAGAATTGGATGGGTGACTCCACAAGCTCCCTCCCAAGGCGTAGTTCGCTCTTCGATCTTCAGCCCCAACTGCTTGAGACCCTTGATATAGGTCTCCTCCCAGTCGTGCCGACTCGCCTTGTCAGAAAGATACGCACCAACGATCTCCGAGGAGAGTCGATTGAGCGCGTCTTCTTCCATGAAGTCAGCAAGATTGGACCCGAACTCCTCGCAAGGAGAATCTGATTCGGGCTCAAAGTCGATGACAACCCCACCGTCTTCGGTCTCGATAACCACGGCTTCGGGGTTCACGACTTCAATCTGCATCTCCTCTTCGGGCTTCCGCATGAAAGCAGATGACCCGATAGGAGATTCTGTCAGGGCTCGATCAATAGCCAACCTACTTCTTCCCGAATCCGTACTCGCCCTTGGGTCCGTCTTCTTTCCGACGCATCCCGCGAGACTCGCGCGCTCGGTCGCGGGATGTCTGAACACCCTTTACGCCAGCAAGACGCCGAATGCGCTCGTCCTCGGTTTCGGCGCGGTTCCTCTCGCCGACAGACTCGGCCTCTCGGTCCAGATACCCTTGGTCCATCTTAGCCATATCGGTCCCCTAATCCTTCCTTGTAAAATAATACAAGATAATTAAACACACGAAAGTCAGCCCTACCATGACATCATGGCTTGGCTCTGGAAGTGTGATCCTGTTGGACCACTCTGAAACATCCTGCTCGACAGAGATGGACCTAGCGCGGTAGTACGCGGGGGGACCATCATCAAACACTTGTGCAGTGAAACACGTTTCACACACGCTGGCGTCCGTTACGTCCACCCATTCCCACGTTTGTCCGTCAACGCTGCGTTGAAACTGCCAAGCCTCTACTTCTCCCGGCTGCTCCTGCTGCCAGTAGATCCGCTTCACTAGTAGTACTCGGCTTTAATCGGGACGTGATCGTCGTCATCGTCATCCGAATGAATGGGGATAAATCCCCCCTGCCTGAAACGAATGAGCGCTTGAGTCGAGGAGTCCACGAGGTCATCGTGTTCCCCGGACGGGAACGCAGCGAACTCTTCCATGACCTCCTCAGCGAATCTCCTCTCGGGACACCAGACGATGCCCGAAGCAAACAAGTCTGAGACCGCATTCACCCGGGCAATCTTGTCGTTGCCACGAGAAGGTGTGTACTCCTGAACTGGGATCCCGATCGCTCGAAGTTCAAAGATGAGCGGCATCCCGGCGGCCTTGCCTTCCACGATGAAGGCATCCGGTTTCCACTGACGCCATTCGTCGTAGGCTCTTTTCTTGAGTTCCGGGAACTCCATCCTCGACTTAAAGGCATCGAGAAGGATGACATTCACGGCGTCGCGACCCGTGTCATCTGGCGTGTAAAAAACGCCCCATGTCGTGCAGGCCGAGTAGTCAGCCCTTTCCTTCTTCAGGAAGGCAGTATCCCATGACTGAATGATGAACTCGCATGGGGGTGGGGAGTCCTCCGTCCAGCGACGCCACCACTCTCTCTTAATGATTGCGCCTTCTTCGGAGGTCGGGTCTTGCTGGTACTGAGCGGACCACTTCGCGACTGGTAGTTCAGAACGAAGCTTCTCTAGCTCATCCAGCGACCAGAACCCGGGCCAGAGCGGACTACCCGAGGGGAGGATTGCGGGAAGCTCAATGACTTCCCACTCGCCCGCCCCAGCCCTCTGGACGGAGGACTTTAGAATCTGTCCAGTGAGGTCCCGCTTATGCCAACGGGTCATCACGATAATGATCGCGCCACCCGGCTGGAGACGCTGCCGAGGACCAGAGGTGTACCACTCATACGTCCGGTTAAAGACGTTGGGGTCGGCACTCTGTCCTTCTTGTTCCGAGTGGGGGTCATCAATGATCAGAAGATCAGCGCCCTTACCCGTGACCGCACCGCCTACACCGATCGCGAAGTACTCACCCCCATCCGAAGTGTTCCAACGGCCCGCGGCCTTGGAGTCCTGCTGGAGCTTCACCCCAGGGAAAATTGACTGGTAGTCGGGACTCCCGACAAGGTTCCTCACCTTACGACCGAACCCGACTGCAAGCTCAGCCGTATGCGCTGTCTGGATCACCTTCTTTCCGGGGAACTTTCCAAGGAACCATGCCGGGAGATGATACGAGGCAAACTCACTCTTCGTGTGGCGAGGAGGCATGTTGATAATCAACCGCTTCAACTCACCGCGGGCTACGCGCTCAAAAGCGCGGGCCATCATCTCGTGGTGCTTACCTTCGATGAATCCGGGCCAAGACTCCTTCACGAACTGAAGATAATCGTCCTGGCAGCCCTCCTGCTTCTTCAGCTCGGAGTAGCGCTTGACCATATCTTGGAGCCTGCCAAGAGTCGTGGGGTCAAGGTTTTCTAAGTTGTCGAGGTACGGCTCTAAGTGGGACAAGTCTGCCGGTAGACTCAAGGCGCAGCTCTCCCAAAAACCCGGGCCATCTAATAAGACCGTCTAGAAGGTTTTATATAAAAAGCTCTCCCGAACCCCACCAAGGGGTTCGGACCGTGTATGACCTACCAGAACGTTCTAAGCCCTCGAAGCCTTCTACGAACAGGCTCGCTGGCCCTATCTTAACACACGACCCCCCCTTGACAGCAGGGGTAATTCCACAAGATATACTGCCGGGGGTAGGGGTTCCTTAATAAAACCAACTAGTTACCGGGAAAACCCAAATTTCACGAAATGTACCCCGGCAGGATAGGGGACCCTACTCCGGCATATCTAGTTTCAGGGTGGGCAGCTCTATGATGTCGGCACCCTCGGGGGTAAAAGGCTCAGAATCGGGAATCGTTTGAGCGTTTTGGTGTGTAGTG